CCCTTTTTTAAGTGCTTCTATCGCAAGTCCAAACGTCATTTTGTCTGTTTGTCTGTACGCCTTTTCGAATGCTGCTTTAGGCGACCAACTCTCATAACCGTCCTCGTATTTTACTTTATATCCGGGAACCGCGGTATATGTTTTTTTTATATTTTCATTTTCATCAAGTCCTATATGTGGCACACTCTTAATGAATGGCTCTGCTTCGATTATTTTAGTTCCTATGTATTTTTGCATTGTTCGCTCCTTTTATTTACCGTACAATCCTTTTTTTAGCTTAACAGCTCCGCACTTCTTACATTTGTATACTCTGTAAACGCGTTCTTTTTTTACTCTGTAACTAGTAAATTCATACTTGTGGCTACAAAGCAATTTACAAATATATCTCCACATTTCGTTATATCTCCAAACCTATAAAATTTAATAGTGTTGCCGGCATATCGAATGCTACAAATTCTGTAATTTTTATGTCGCTGGTTGCTTTTAGTGTCAAATCTTTGTTATATGCTTTATCATAATACTCTTTTTTCTTTTTAAAGCTGCTATTGCTGTTTAATATAACTTCCGGTGCGTCTTGTCCTGCTATTTTTACTTTTACTGCGACGAACTTTTTTTCTTGCGCTATTGCAAAATCAAAAAGTTCCATTAAATCGTTTTTGTTTCCTGTTCTTCTCATTCGCTTACCTCATTTCCCCAGCAATCCCAGCTGGCGCGTTTATTTCTTGCGAATAATTCTATTTTATTGGCTTCCGGGAACATAACTTCTAGCATTTCATATGCCGCAATTGGCTTTTTGCTATGCTTTGTTGACGATTCTCTAATTACTGTTGTTTGCTTCCCTCTCTGCTCTTTACATGGCATTAGTATGCTGCCCTTTTTATAAAACCATAGCAAATATTCATGTGTGAATCTTACTGTGTATGCCGGTGACACGCCGTTTGTCTTGTCCCATATAATTCGTGCATGAAGCTCGTATCCTAATTCTTTCATCATTTGCTCTGTTTCATGCAAATATTTGTCTATCGCCCACATGAATACATTGTGCTTTTCTGTTGTTATGTTGTTAAGTATTTGTTTGTGGAGTTCTTTTATATCCTTCAGCTGCATTGTTGGATAATCTAATTCACCGCCGCTGCTGTTAGGTCTAACTTTCTTCTTTCCACCCTTTTTCTGCTGCCACGGTGGGTCTGAATAAACTATGTCATATTTGTTTTCTGTGTTTAATACATTAATTTTCATTTGTAGTCGCTCCTATTTCTCTTCCGTTTGATGGTATATAAATTTGTACAGCTGGCGGCGCTCCCTCTCTTCCGTATGTCTCTACGTTCTCGGTTGCATCTCCTCTACTTAGTCGCTCTAGCTTTGCTGCAACATCAATCATTTTTGTTACGTCCTGCGCTGTCATTTCGTCTACCGGTATTTTTTGCAGACCCTGCAGCGCTTTTGTTATCATTGCTCTTGCAGCTTTAATATGCATTTCGACCATTATTTCGCGTTCTCGTTGTGCCGATTCCCTTGTTTCTTTGTCAACAAATGCGTCATGCGCTCTTGCTCTCTCGACCCAACTCCATTTGCTGCACCACTTCTCCATATAAGAAGCATATCTCCCCAGCTTCTCGGCTGTCTTACGGACACTTCGCTCGTTTGCCGGCATATTTCTGTATATAGTGAAAGCTTGAAATGCTTTTGGCGGCTCTTGCGGTTGTTGCTCCCAAGGTTCCGGTATACCATTAGTCATTTCCATCACCGCCTGTTGAATACGTTCCGTCAATTAAACCTTGAATCGTTATGCCGTTCTCGTCGCACACATGCTCGCAAAGCTCTAAGAAATCGTAAGTCTTGCCGTCTCTTTCACACGTTATTATGCTTGTTAGTCCTTTCATCTGTACATATCTTAACAGCCCTACGTCCACATACTTCGGTTCTAACTCGCATATTCTTGCTTGCCTGCCTGTTAGCTCGGCTCCAATCATGGTGCTGTGTGAACCACCGAAAAAGTCTGCTACAATGTCGCCCGGCTCGGAGCTGTTGCTGATAGCTCTTACGGCTAACTCTACAGGTTTTTGAGTTGGGTGCTTGTAGTTGGTTTCTTTTGAAACTTCCCAGCAAGTGTTTTCTTTTTCCTCATGGTATATTGTAACGCTGCGTCCGTCTGAAAGTCTTAAGTATCTAATCTTTTTGCCCTTTGGCGGCTTGTCAGCAATGTATATCTTGTTTCCCTCTCCGTCGGTTATTACTATTCCGCCTGTAAGCGTCGTTGCTAAACCGTCGTTGTCACGTATGGTTACTTTCCAGCATGTGCTTTGCTTTCTATCTCCGAACCATTTTGCTGTTTGTCCAGCTTTTTCACAGTAATATGCCGGTTCGTGTGCCCATTGGTAGTCACTACGTCCCATTTGTATATTGTTCTTGACCCATATAATATATTGCTTTTCTATCAAACCAACTTTTGTTATAGCGTCGTCAAAGTCTTTTCGTGTTGAGCTGGCATGCCATATATAAAATGCTGCGTCCTCTTTGGTATAACGCATATAGTTTTTAAAAGCCGGAACAAGCAACTTGTTCATTAAGTCGTCTTGCTCTAGTGCGTCGTTTGCTATCTGTGCCCATTCTTTGTCGTGACCGCCTGTGTAAACTACGCCGTATGGTGGGTCTGTATTTACCACTTGCGCCTTTTCGTCCTGCATTAATCTATCTATAACCTTTGGGTCTGTACTATCGCCACATATTATTCTGTGTTGCCCTACGTTCCAAATATCGCCTTTTTTACTTATCTGAATAACCGGTGGCTCCGGCACTTCGTCCAGCTGGTCGTCCTCTGTATCGTCAACACCGGATATTGCACTTATAAGGTTTTGTAAATCCTCGTCTGTATATCCGGTAATCTCTATCGGTATTTCACCTGTGTCAATTTCGCTTAATAAATCTGCTAGCATGGTATTGTCCATTTCTGCTAGCTCTGAAAGCCTATTGTCTGCCATTAAGTCTGCATACTCTTCAGCTTCACTTGCGTATTCTTGAAAATCAACCGGCACTTCTGTTTCGCCGTACATTCTTGCAGCTGCTAATCGTCCATGACCCTTTACAATAAAGCCGCTCCTTTTACTAACTGTAATCGGTGCGCGCCAGCCTTGCGCTTTTATTATCTGTGCTAATAGTTTTATTTGCTCTGCAGGATGTTTGTTTGGGTTCTTTGGGTTCTCAACCATGGCTCCTACTTCTACTAATCTATCAAAGGCGCAGAATACTTTCACACCTTTTGCTGTAGTTGCTCTTGGCTCTGCTTCTGTTATGTAGTTTATTTCTATATTGTTTGCTTTGCTTTTCTTCTTTGCCATATTATCTCCCCTTTGCTTGATACTACTATGCCCACCGCCCATATATGGCTCATCGCCTTTTTAATGTAGTATCGGCTCCCATTAAAAAAAGCTGCCCTATAGTTTGGCAGCCTTTTTTCAACTATACAAAGTTTAACACAAATTTGGGTACCAAAACCACAATGTTTTAAATTATTTTTTTATTCAGCTATTTCAAACTCGAAATCTTGTAGAGCTTCTTTTATTTCTAGCCATTTACGTTTCGCCGGTGTATTTAATTCATTATGGTTTCTTATTAAATCTTCTTCTGTTATTGTTTCAAGCCCTGCTCTTTTTAGCCTATTAATATAAAATCTGTTCTCGCTTGGATAGTATACAAAATCATGTGTAAACCTCATATCTGCTGAACAGCGCATATTTAAAATATATGCTTCTACTCCATCATAATTTCTTAATTCAAATCCTAATTCTTTTAATTTTTTCTCCATTTAGTTTCGCTCCTCTTTTAGCAATTTGCATTTCGTTGGTTCATTTAAACACTTATTCTTGCAGCGCCGCTCCCTTTTACAATAAAAGCAGCATTGGTTGTTTAGCATATTATCGCAAAAGAAAACTTTGCAAAGCTTCTTGTCGTATTCCTCTGCGTATAAATCACAATTTATTCTCATTTTTTACCGCCTTTTTTTCTAAAGTCTCGGCATGGATATAATCTATCGGATTCAATACAGTTATAAAATTTGCGGCAATGCCTACAAGTAATTTTTACCGACTTCTCTAATAAAATCTTCTCGCGTATGCGTCTGCTCGTATATCCTTTGCGCAAATGCTTTCAGCTTCTTTCTTAGATTAGCATTGTTATGTATGCTATCTTTATCTATTGTATGACACCAAGCACAAACTTTTATTAAAAAACCGTATTTCTCCGAAAATTTTTTTAATGCTCCGTTAAAAATATGGTGTGTCTGTAGTCCGTAACGTTTTTTGCAAATAAAACATTCATTCGGGTTGCCTATGTGTTTATATTCCATTTTCTCCCTCCATTGCTTTTTGGGCTTCTTCTTTAGTCAAAAATACTTTTTCAAATTCTTTTCGTATAACATTACCTGTTGTTTTTATTTCTAAATCAAAACCAAATTTACTCATTTTTATTGCTAATATTTCACCAAAATTAATTCCTGTTTTAAATGGACTTAACCAATAAACTGTATCTCCAATCCTATACGGAAATTTTTTTAATAAACCTTGCTTTTCTAGCTCAAGCAATTCTGATATATGGTCGTGCAAGTCTTTTAAATCTATTCTTTTCATAAATTCTTGAAGTTCTTCCGGCTCTAGTCCTCTATCTTCGTAAGCTGCAAGCTTAACATATCTTAAATGTTTTGGATGTGCTTCTCCATGTTCCTTTAACTGCGCTTCAATTTCTTGTTTACATATTTCTGCTTGACCGTTACAAGTTAATCTATTCATTTTCTACCTCCACCCAAGGAAGAACTTTACGTACAGCTTCTTCATAGTCTGCATCCACCCTTTCAAAATAAAATTTTCCATCCCATGGTTCAATTTTTATAATTCCGTAATCTTCAGCTACTTTACAAATATAATCTTGCCTTATTCTTTCATGTAATGTTTTCATCATGCGTCTAAATTCTTCTAGCATTGCGGCTCGTTTGTAGTGGTTACAGCGTCTGCAGGACGGATTCATATTTTTAATGTCATTTATATCTATTTCTTGCTTATATAGCGAATGTGCCCTTTGTGGAATTATATGGTCTACTTGCATATCTTTGTACTCTATTTTTTTTCCACAGTATGCACAATGACCGTTATACTTGTTATAGACTTTTAGTCTTTCAGCTTTAGTCATAAGCTACCCCTTATTTTAAAGTTTCAACGATTATTTCAGCTATTTTCTCTTTATCGTAATCGCTCAAAACTTTATCACTTTTTATTATTAATTCGACTTTGTATTCGTCTTTTTCTTTAGTATTTGAAACGCTGGCAAACCAACTAGGTTTAATTTTTATAGGTATGCCGTTTATTATTACTTTCATTTCTCTAACTCCCTATCCTAATCTATTTTTCAAATCTTCGACTATATTTTCTATAAAGTCCATTATCTCTCTGCTATCATCGCCTTTTCTATTGTAAGTTGTTGGGTCATAATAACTTGCCTTTAACACCCTCAATTCTCCAATTACTCGCTGCAATTGCATTTGTTGTGCTTTGTATTCATTCATCATTTTAGTTCTCCAACTTTTGAAAAAAGTGGTTATTGCAATTATGGAAACAACCACTTTTTTTGAATTCTTTATTCATTAGGCACCTCCAAGATTCTTATTCTATCACCGTCATATTCGCACAGCTTTGGCATGGTTGTATTTTTTAAATATAGTGGGTGCCGTGGATATCCCTCTTTCGTAACACCTAAACAATAAATGTCCGTTCCATATAAAATATCTAACGCCTTTTTATATGGTTGTCCTAGTCTTTTATTTACTACTCCGCATGCTATTATAACTATACCGGCGTTGTTTATTGTTTCTTCTATATGGTTATAATTTTCAATTCCTACAGGGTCTGCTGCTTTTAACAGCTCTTTTGGGTCTGTTGCTCTATATGCGAATACGTTTACTACTTTAATTCCGCCCATGCCCCACCCTTTAGCAAAATTTATGCATCTGCGAATTGTCGGGTCGTCCTCTTCTGCGTCTGCTGTGCTTGGGTTAAGCATTATAAATACTGCAGGCGGTTTGTTTTCGTCCCATATTCGTGTTAAAATATATCTGTATTTTCCTGTTTGGTCTATGGTCGCTCCTCTTTTCATTTTCACTTCTCCTTGTATGACTTCATCATCGGCATCCATGCTATAACTTTGCCTTGCATTATCCTGTTATAATATGCCGTAAAGTGATACTTTTTATCGCCAGCATAATATACATGGTTTATTTCACCAGCTTCATTTGTTACAAGACATTCTGTTCCTGTCTTTGGTGGTTCCTTTGTTATTGGTATCCAATCGCCGGTTATTTGCTTTTCTAAGGCTTCTCTTGCCATTGGTACAGCTTTGTAGCAAATTTCACAGGTTCCGCAATCGCCACTAAAACGACAACAATTTGCTAAAGTTCCTAAATTATCTATTGCCTTTTCAATCTCGTTTTTCTTATTCATTGGTTCGCTCCTCTTTCTTTATTCGGTAGTTATTGAATCCCTGTGCTCCACTAGCATGTATTACAAGTATTTGCTTTTTGCAATCGTCGCATACGTCTATTACTTGGTTTGATATATATGGTTCACAGCTTCTGCCCTCGTCTTGCTCTGTATCAAATATAACCGGGTATTTTATTGCAGTAACTTTTGCTTCTTTTTTGCAAATATCGCAGCTGTATTTTTCTATTACAGTTTTCATTGTTTTACATCCAACAAATCTTTATTATCGTATATGTTACCGGCTATTTCAATATTTGCTTCGTATGAATAATCATTGAAATTTTCTAGCCACTCGCCATTAGCAGCTCTTGTTTGGTACATTGTTTCTTGTTCGTTATAGTCAACATATACGTATCCGCTTCTATCTTCGACGTATAGTCCATTGTCATATTCTCCATATACAAAGAATAAATCGCCTTTATATATTTCTTTTCCGTTTTTGTCATTTTTTCCTATGTACTGTCCTACTGTTTCGGGTATAATCGGGAATATTGTATTTTCGTCATTTAGCGGCATTATTGAAATTACGCCAAACATTTTTAATAAATACCCATACACCCATTCTTTTGTATCTGCTCTTTGACCTCTAAATTTAATCATTCGCTCCTCCTATGGTAATTCTAGCTCTTCCGCTACTAATCTAATAAAATCTGCGCTGTATGTCCCTGCAGTGTTTTCATGGACGTGTATCTGCAGCGCTGCGCCTGCTAAAGTGTACGTCTCTTTCCAATACACTAAATCTATTACTTTTAATCTGTCTGCAGCTGTTATGTTGTATCGCTGTTTTGTCTTTTCTATAGCGTTTTCTATTGCGTCATACTTCTTTTGTTTTTGTTTCGGTAAATTATGTATAACACATCCCTCTGTTGGTGAATTCACACCGGAACCGTGACCGCCTGTTCCTATTGTAGAAGTTATTTTCGGCTCTAACGGTCGCATTATTTCTTTTTGTAGTTTTGGATATTCCCTTATTATTTTTTTAACGTAATTCCACCATGCTGGTTTTGTCTTTGCCATTCGTCCCCTCCTACTATTACTCTTTTGCTATTTTTTAGGATTTAAAACCTTGAATGTTTCATATCGGAAACTATTATATTTCTTGTTCCTTGTATTTAACGAATTACATATTTCTTTTGCATGCTTTTCTTCTTTAAACAATAATGCTTTGTCAAACGTGTCAACACCTATAAAATGTTTTTGCTCTTCGTCGATACTAATATATATTCTTTGTCCTACTGTTTTAATGCCATATCTTATATCTTTAAGCTGTTCGGCTCTGTTCATCTTCTCGCTCCTCGAAATCATCACATATATTAGTTTTATATCTTCCGGTAGTCGCTAGCTTATTTATATGTTTCTTGCATTTTCCTATAAATGCTGGACGTCCGTCTTTATAATATAAATCATCGAAATGCTTACAATTTGCACAAACTCTTTTTTTAAATTTTATTATTTTAGTTTTCATTCTTCGTCCTCTCTGCGCGGTTTTATTTCAATCATGGTTTGCTTTTTCCCACATTTGAATTTGCCGTCTAATTCTAATTTTATTACTTTGAAGTTGTCGTCCTTTATTATTCCGGCGTGCTTTAGTCCATCTAAAATGAATTTTCCGGAGTAATTATCCGGGTCACGGTCTATATCGTCTTTAAAAAAATATGTTAGTATAACTCTTACGCCTGTTAATGGTTTTGAAGGCTTTTTCTTCATTGTAGCCGCTTTTACTATCCATGCCCATTTCTGCTTTTCTTCTTGATATTCCCTTACATTTGTTCTTCCGATAAATTTATTGTTGCTTGGTGGTATATCGTCAATGTAATATGTAAATGTTTTATCTGCGTCTTTTATTGCTTCGTATGCTGTTGAGTCGAAATAGTTTTCTCCGTTAAATCTATCTCCTTTGTAATTTCCCATGCTTACCTCTCAAATTGGTTTTTATTTTTGTTTCTTTCCCCCATTTGAGTTTACGTATTGATTAATGTTTTTCTTGCGCACAAAGTCATTCTATGGCTTCTACGCGTGTTTCTAGTTGCTTTGTTGTCTGTGCAATTAATTGTTTTACGTCGTTTGGCAAAGCTTCGTATTCTTTTCTTTTGGCTGCGGTCACCTTGTAGCTCCTCATAAAATTACTTGCCACTACTGTTTGAACATCTTTTACTTCCATTTGTGACCATTCCTTTAGTTGTCCGGGACTTCCTACTAATTGTTGAATTTCTTTTGGTAATTTATCAAACTCCTCTCTTGCGCCGTATGCGCTATTTTTTATTGCTTTGCTAATCAAGTTCCATGCTTGTTGCTCTGTTAATTCGTCCTCGGGATTTGTAGTTATTAGCTTAACTTTTTCTACTATGTCTGCTATGGTAGGCGGAAATTTTAAAGTTAATACTAATGCTTTGACCGCTGCTTCTATCAAAGGTGCTTGGTAGTCTTTAAGCATTATCTCCCAAGTCATAACCGTTTGCTTTGCTTCTAACTCTGTCTGTCCTTTATAAAAATTAGGGTAGCTGCATTTTATTATCGTAAGTATTTTTACTATCTCTTGTCTTGTCATTGGCGCCCTCCGTTCATAAATTCTTCGTCTTGCATTAAGTCGTAAAAGTTATTTCCGGTTCTTTGGGTGTTTGCCGGTCTTGATGGGTAAGTCTGTCCCCTGTCCTGCTCTCTGCAAAGCCATCGATTTATAAATGCATTAATTCCTCTTGATGTTTTTCTTTTTGTTGGGTTTGAAAATAGCCAACCTTTCATTTTGCGCAGCTCCTGTTCTATATTTACTGCAGGATAAGCTTCTTTGAATAAAATTATGTCATCTTCTGTTACTTCATGCTCTTTATCTCCTATAAGCTGCAATTTTATAAACACTTGTCTTGGCTTTTCAGTTATAATTTCAGCTTCTATTGGTTCCGGGTTTTCCGGTCGGCTCGGAGCGGTATCGCTCGGAGCTAATATATTTATATGCTCTTTATCTTCTTCTAATTCTTCCTCTTCTTCTTCTTCTATTGCGTTACTCTGCGTTATTGTAACGTTACTTGTAACGTTACTTTCTTCGGGTGTTGTATTTTCTTCTAAAAGCTCCAGCTTCTTGCGCTCCCTATGTTCCGCCACTCTCTTTCTTGTCTGCTCTCTTATTTTGTCTAGACCCTCTACATTTTGATGTTTGTCCCAATTTGTTATTCGCAAAATTTCGCCGTCAAAGTTTATCATTTCTAAACGTCGTAATGTTTCAAGTGCTAATTTTACCGTGTTTAGTGGTCTTTTAAAGCTGTGAGCGAGCATTTCTTCCGTGTATGGTATCTTTTCTGTTAAAAATATAAAACCGTTTGCATTACACTTTCCAGCCATAGTTAAAAGTTTGACCCATATAACTATTATTGTATCTGCTTCCGGTAGGCTCTCAATAAAATCTATTTTATCGTTGTCAAACATGCCTACGCTCAATTTTATCCATTGGACTTCAGCCATTTAGTTTCCCCCCTAATGGTTGTCCTAGTTTTTGTAACGTTACATTTTTCATCTTTCGTTATAACCTCCCTCAATACAGCATTGTATTATCTTTTTTGGATAAAAGCAATGCTTATTTTGTCAAATTTAAACATCACTAGCATAAAATAGTTGGTATCCCTGTTACTTCCTGTACTTTTTGCTTGATTTTTATGCGGTTCGCATTGTCTTGGCTTATGTGAATTAAATATATTTCTTTTAATTTTGAAAGGTCATTCGCTTTTAGCGTTTCTATTAATGTTTCTAAACTCATATGACTTTTATGTATCCTGTTTTTAAGTACCTTTGGTATTTGTCCATTTATAACACTTTCTATTATACTTTCTTCGTCATGGTTGCATTCTGCCATTATATAGTGTATATCTTTAAAAGTGTATTTTAGGTAATATGTATCTGTAAAATATAAAAGGTTTTCATAGCTTGTCTTACTGTGAATAAAAAAGCCTAATGGCTCTGCTGCGTCATGCTGTACATCGAAAGGCGTTATTGTATAAGTACCGATTGAAACCTTTTCTAGTGTCTTTAAATCGTGTGTGCGGTGTCCGTTTAGGTTGCAGGCTCCTAGTGTTCCAGCGCTGGCATAAATATCAACACCGCGCTTTATAAGGGCGCTGCATGCAGCGCTGTGGTCTTGGTGCTCATGTGTTATAAGTGCGCCGGCTATTTTACTAATTTGAAAATCGCAAGCTTCAGCTATTTTCTGTAATGGCATTCCGGCATCTAATAACAGGGTCGTTGCTCCGTCGTCAATCAAATAAGCGTTGCCTTTGCTGCTAGACCCTATTACTTTAATATTCATAAAATCTCCTCCATTCCAATTTGGTTTTCAAGTGTTATTACTTCCGGTATCCTTGGGCTATGTTTCAAAAGCTCCTTAATTTCAGTATACTCGTTTTTTCCAAAATGGCAATTAAATATTCCGCATGCTTTATATTTTCTTCGCCAATCGGTACCCTCTCCACCGCTGATTCCATATATTTTACACTTAAAATATGTTTTATCATGGTAGGTTATTTCTATAAAGTTGCAGCATTCCGGGCAGCTGTGTTCTTCTTTCTTGCCGTATCGCTCATACATTGCTTCAATCTTTCGTTTTATCATAATTACCTACTTTCATAAAAAGGGCATATTCTCCTGCAGCAATTATTTGTGTTTTGCTTTACCTTTTCGACCCATTCTTCAGTTACTTTTTTATTATCACATATTATCGTTGGCTTGCCGCTCATTAAACCGAATAAACCTACAAACTTAAAGCTTTTATATTTACACATTTTTTTGCCTTTCATTTTCTTCTCCCCTCATACTATATCATTTATGCAGTTTGGCGGAATTAATACATTACATTCTTGTAAAATTTCCTTTGTAAGCTCCATTGGTGTAAAAACGTCTTGTGTTACTAAAGTAATTAAAGCTTGTTTTATTGCTGTTTGTGTTAAAATTCCGTTAAAATATGCTTTTTCTTGAAAAACAACATATTGCTTTAAAACCGGTTCTAATCTTGTTCTTATCTCTTCCGTAAATTTATACATTCATTCCTCCTTTGTATGCTTGTACTTATTTAAAACCAACTAACCATGTAGGCGGCTGCGGCAATTCCGCACCTATTGGTTTCCAAATATGCAGGCAGTATGGATGGTTATTTACGTAATCTTTTTCTGCCGGGTGATACTGAATAGCGCACTCGTCTTTATTGAAAAATATATCTTTTATTTTGCACATTTCTTCCCAAGTGGGACAACGTTTTTTTAGGCTGGCAGATACGTGTTCCCAGCCGGCTCCGTTGCTGAATATTATTCCTATTTTTTCTGCTTTTCCTCCGGAATGAGTTTTCATATAGCAGGCGCCGCCGTCGTGTGCCATTGCTACTATTTCAATTTTCGGGTTGTTTCTTATTTCTTCAAATGTTTTCATCTTATACTACCTCCAATGCTTTTTTATTATTTGATAATTTATTACAACTAAGCTTTCAGCTCCTATTTTTCTTTTTAGGTAGCTTTCTATTTCTTCAATATCCCGGGTACTTTTTATTTTTTTAATATGAGTAATTAACATTCTTCCTGTTCCACTTTTTGTTTTGGTATCAAATGAATATGCAATTAAATAATCATATTTCATAGCTCCTCCTATTTAAAACACTTTTCAAATAATTCTCGCTCTTTTTTCTCTGCTTCTCTGTAATATTCTGTGTCTATTCCTTTTGCTGTAAGTGTATATCCCCAATATGGCGGATATAGTTCTTCCGAATTGCTTACGTTTTCAAATGTTAGTTCAATTAGACCGTCTGCTTTTAATTCCTCAATGCATTTCTTTACTTGATAGCGGCTAGTTTTTAAAATATTTGCTATATTAACAAGATTAACACATTTTATAGGGCACATTATAGCAACTTGATTATTTACAATTATTTTATAAACGTCGTCTTTAGTTACTTTTATATAGTTCATATGGCTTCCTCTTATTTTCTCAAAGTCCTCCAAAATTTAAGTAATGCAAGGAGCTTTCGCTCCCTGCTTTGTTAGAATAAACTACTGTCTAGCAACAGTAAATCGTTTTTAATATTTTTGAAATCTTCTTCTGTTGGGAAATCATCATCTTCGTCTTTTGCATTCAAAAATAATTGTTTTGCTGCTTCGGTTTCGATTTCTTTTAAGTCGTCATAAAACTTTTCATCATTCTCAATGTCACATACCTTTTCTACGTATATTTCCAAAGCTTTTTCTTCGTTTTCTGCTGCTATTAAAGCATAATAAGGTTGTTGTATTTCAAAATATTTCATTTATCCCCCTCCTAAAATGGTATATCTTCGTCGTCTACCGGTTGGAATATGTCACTATCGTCGTCGCTAAATGCATTATTGAAAAAGCTTTCTGCGTCTTGGTGTGCTGCAGGAGCTGCTCCGCTTTTTGCTGCACCGACAAATTCTACTCTATCTGCTATTACGTCGGTCGTATATCTTTTCTCGCCGGTTTGTGTAGTGTAGCTTCCTGTTTGAATTCTACCGTGCACAGCACATTGGCTGCCTTTAGTTAGGTAGTTTGCACAGTTTTCTGCCTGCTTTCCGAATGTTGTTATGCCGATAAAGTCTGCGGTCTGTTTACCTTGGCTCTGTGCTTCTTGTTTTTTATCTTTTGACATTTCTCTGTCAACAGCTAAGTTGAATTTTGCTACTGCCATTCCGGATGATGGTATGAATCGCAATTCCGGGTCTCGCGCTAGTCTGCCTATTAATACAACATTATTCATTATTATTCCCTCTCTTTTATGTTAAGTTCTTTGAGCGTTTGGTCTACTTTGTCAATGGTTTTATCAATCTTATCTAGCGCCGCTAAAAGCTCGTTGACGCTTGTTGATTCTGATGTGTTTGTATTATAGTTTTTATATCCATGTAATGCTTCCCTTAGTGTGCCGTAATATCCAAGCGGCACTTCGTATTTTACTCCGTCCGGATTTATTTTGTTATCGATTAAAATCACATTTCTTGGGTCGCTCTTAACTGATATTGTTTCATTGATTTTAAAATTCATTTTAGTTCTCCTTTGGCTTTATTCTATACTATCTATTAGTATTGGTTGTGTAGAAAAACTTTTCCTAGTTGAGCTGTATCTAAATTTTCCATTCCATTGGTCGTATGAACCGTCGGGAGTAAACCAAAATATTCCCTCGGGTCTTGTTCCCCATGTTCCGTCTATGTCCGGAGCTTCAGCAACATATGATTCGCTGCCGAATCCCTCTACTCTTCCAACTGTTAACTCTTCCATTGGTGTCATGTAACTATTTAAACTTACCGGTACGCCCAATATTTGAATTTCTTCTAGCAACACTCCGTTTTCTGCGAATAAATATAAGTAGCCTATTAAGTCGGGTTGGTTTATAAATTCTGCTTGTCTCTTTAATGCTGCTCTAGCCATACTTTTGGTTATTGTGGGTAAGCTATCGCTTTTTATAAGGCTTTCTACCGCCTTTTCGTTTGCTATTGCTGCTTGCTCTGTAGCGTCCTTTGGTCTTACGTATTCCTCACATCCTGTTAGTAAAGCTAAAATCAAAGCTAAAATTACTACTAAACATAATACTTTTTTCATTCTCTTCTTCTCCTTTGGTTTTTAGTGTGTTAAATCTTGACCGGCGTAAAACGCTCTAGTGATATTGCTTGGTAAATTGTCCTTAAAAATAGCCCTGTTTTCCATGCTGCTTCTTGCGTTGTAATCTTCCATGGCTTTATTCGTGAGCTTTTGTAGAGCATAAAAGCTGTTTCTTAAACTTGCTTCTTCTTGTTTATCTAATCTATCCCATGTTGTCCTGTCTATCGGCAGCGTTAATATGTAATTGTCGTATTCCTCTTTGGCTATTTGCTCGTTTTTAACACATTGTCTGATGTAAGCTTCCTGCTGTTTAAACCATTCGTAATTCTCTATGGCGTTTTTGCCTGTCATGGTTTCTTTTACTACTTCATACGCCGTGTCTACGCTTTTTGAAACTGTGTTTACCGGGAAAAATACTATTTTTATTGCAAGTCCCCCAAATAGCAAAATTAATACTGTTAGTAACACTAAAACTGTTGTTTTAAAGTTGTTCATTTCTTTGACCCTCCCAAGTCCATAATCTTTGCTGCCCTTTTGCCGGCACCGGTTTATCTAAAATTTTTACGTTTGCAAGTTCCCATGCGTATCTACCCGGCGTCCAATCGCCGAATAGTAGCTCTTGTTCGCTCATTTCTTGTATGCTTATAGTTTTTTCGTTTTCTCGAAAGCTTAATCGATTAGTAATTCTATGGCAATTTACAAGCTCCGCTGTTGCTATAATGTATCCTTGTGCTTCTTCCATTAACTTTTGCGCTTGACCCTCTATTTTGTATGCTTCATAAAATGCTTTAAATACGCCGCTTACTACATCGAAAGGCAAATCACCCATTATTTTATAAATATCTTTCTTTGCTGCGTGTATTGCTATTTGTCCACGGTAGCTGGTCGCCCAGCTCCGTGTTTCATATTGCTTTGCACCTATTGCAATTAATGACGCCCATGGTTGCCATATTGTTATTGCTTTCATCGCTCCTCCTTTTTTAGTCACAATAGCTTCTATTACAATGTGGACAGCCTGTGATTAGTGTTTTTCCTGCTTCTTCAACTGTAACTCCTGTTTTATGGTGTAATTCTACTGATTTTAAAGGCACTTGAATTTTTCTTCCGTTTTCTACTTTCCAGCCTACTTCTTCATAAATATTTTTGCAACACCTGTAACAAATGCCGCTTGCAGGTGCAAAATGCGGTAATTTCTTCTCATTACAATAATTTTCTTGTGCTTTTCTTGCTTTTGCAATATCAAATGTGTTTTCCATGTTTCCTCCTTATACCTCAATTATTATTTTTTTAACTTTTAGTTTTATTTTAGTTGCGTCTATTATGGCTTTTAGTATATTTTCATTGCTGTCTATAAAATAATTTGGATATTCTATTTCTATACTGTATCCATGGCTTATTAATTCTTGCTGCAGCCTGTTTAAATCTCCATCAGTGCTATTTTCTTCTAAAATCATGTATAACTCTCTATCTATATGTATTGCTTGCGATTTTAGAATATATAGTTTTTCCCGAATTGCTCTTTCCATGGCTATATTATAAGCGTCAAGCAGCTGCGCAGTATAACCATTTATAAAATTAAACATACTCTCGCTGCTCATACCACCACCGCATTTTCCGCCAAATTTAATCTCATCGCTTTTGTTCATTTCTTTCCTCCTGCAAATACTTTTTTAACTTTTCACGTATTTCGGTATCTATAATCATACTTTCGCAGCTCCATTCCCATATTCTGAAAACAGCGTCTGATTCTCTTTGTACCACTACCGGCAAATCTAATTTTTCTATAAGGTGATTATAGTATCCGATAGTTCTTGATAATTTTTTTCGTCTTTCAAGTACATCAATGTACCTTATTTGCAAAAATATTATCGTCGTTAAAAGTATACTGTACGAAATTATTAAACCGTTCATTTATCCCCTCTTTGGTTTATTTATCTTCTTTTGTTACAAAAATTGCTGCGCTTATCATTAACGCGCTGTTAACTATGGTAAATTCTAAATTTCCTAAAAATGCATTTAATACCGCCATAGTCAAAGCAATTATAAAACCTATTATTTTACTGTCTATTTCTTTCATTTCCTTTCCCCCTTTTTAACCAATCACACCAATCGCAGAATGATTTAAGTATTGGTTCTGAATTAAAGCTGTCTGCCCAGCCTGCAAAACCTATAAATCCTCCGTTATTAAAACTTACTGATTCTCTTTTGCTAAAAAAGCTGCCGTCTACTGTTAAAAATGCACTTTTCAATTCGCCGTTTTCAAATCTTATATTCTTTTTTAATAGTTTGCCGGCTTTCATGTTCATAGATATAGCTGTTCCATCACCGCTTAAAATACGTTCTGTAAGTTCCTTGTCTATTAGTCTGTTTAGTATTTCTATATCCGTTTGTTTGATGTCTGTATATTTTAAGCCTAATTCTTTAAAATACTGTCTTGCTTGGTCGTTTGTCATTGGTTCGTTCCTCCAAAATTTTAGATCATTTTAGCGTAACATATACACTGTGTCTTTCATCGTATTTTACTGTAACCGGCGCTTTACACTGTATGCATGGTATTTCTATTGTTTCGTCTGTTACGTTAGTTAAATATTTTGATTGTCGTCCGCATTTAATGCAGTTTGAGAATAGCTTTTTCATTGAGTTTAATTTCGTAACTTCATTACAGCTGAAACACTTAAATTCTTTTATTTTTTCTTTAGAGCTAAATACTTTTATTTCACCGCAATGCTCGCATTTTATTACTAAAAAGCCGCTATATCCATCCGCTGGGTCATAAAATTGTGGCATTGTTCCTTTAATTGGTGCTGTTCCTACAACTCTTGTTACTTCTAAAGCTCTTGGGTATGCTTTTATTTTTGTCGGGTCAAGCTCTGTTGCATAATCTTCTTTTTTTGCATGGTAGCCGGCACATCCTTGTTTCATTTGCTCATTAATTTTGTCAACAGGGTCGCCTATATAATAGTTACTACTTATTTTCCCCGGCGTTAATGCTTCTGTTTTTGTTTCCTGCGGATATATTACTGCTATTATTTTTTTGAATAACTCGTCGCTTTGTTCTTTGTTAATGTCCAAAATTTTAATTTCTTTGTGCTCTGTTCTGATTATAATTCCCATTTCTCTTCTCCCTTAGTTTTTTATTTGTACTGTTGTACATTTTCTTTTGTTTCTTGCTGATTTTTCTTCAATGCTGCCATGAAACGCTCTTGTCTTTTCTTGCCAAATCCAAACTCTTTATATAGCGTTATAAGCACATTTTCTATTAGCTCCGTTGAGGTATTTTTTAAAAGTGTCTCTATTGTGCTATATAATTCTGTTTCTGACATTCCTTTTAGCTGTTTTTTTAGTGTTTTTGCTATCAGTTTCTTTTTCTGCCGTTCTTTCATACTGTCCCCCTTTCGTTTTTTATTTTATTTTGATTATGTCGTCTGTTTTACTAACCGGCTGCGTACTATATGTTACAGTTACAGTTCTTTGATATGAAAATACACTGTTGCAGTTTCCACATTCGTGTTTTTCATCGTCGTCGTCTCTTAATTCCCAGCTGTCTATATCTTCAAAGCCGCAGTATGGACACACTATATTATTTGCGTTGTCTGTTTCTCTCGGCATTGCATTTCTTACAAACACATTTTGTATTGGTAATTTCCACACCATGGCTCTTGATTGACTATGATTTACAGTTCCTACGCTGTAAGCTATATTATTTATGATTAATATTGAAAAAATTTCTATATCTTCATCAGTTTCTGCTATTGGTTTTATTCCCTCAAGCGCTGCTTTTTCTTCGCCAAATTCAAAAAACTTTTGGCTCCCTAACTTTTCTTTATCGTATATTTTCAATTTTTCACCGCCTTTAGTGTATTTGTTTGCTTTTCTTTTTTTCGTTTCAATAAAGCCGCTTTTGTGGCTTCTCCGCCGCGAATAGTTCTTTCATCATAGTTTAGTTTTAAAATTTTATGCACTAATTCGTACTTTGTAAGGCTTAATTCTTTTAATTTTTTGCTCATGTCTTTATGTACGGTTGTTTTACTTACACCGAATACTTTTGCACACTCTCTGATGGTGCACTCTGTTTTTATTATATGCTCCGCTTCAGATAAAATGCATTCCTCTTTGTCTGCTCTCAATCTATCCCTCCTTTAAAGGAAAGGGAGCAGGCTCTCCCTTTTTTTAGAATTCCGGTGTCATTTGAATCTGTGTATTTGCTTTGCTTTTATCCTGCTTTTCTTCGTTTTGTTCCGGCTCCGGCTCCGGCTCTTTACTTGTTTCTTCCGGTTCCTTGTCGTCCTCAGCCGAAATTTCTATTTTATTTGCATTTTGTTTTATCTCTTCTTTAACCTCTGTTTTGGTATCCTCAACTATAGTGTAGTCATTTTCGCCTATTTCCACTATTTCGTCTACGCTATATATGCCCATTATCATATCCGGACAGTTAAGTCTACCAAAGAAACTAGCTGCTCTATATTTAATCATAACTTCCGGCATGGTTTTCCATTTACTCATATTTTTATCAAGCCAGCCCTCATCTTTTGCCATTTGCATTGTTATTTCTGTTCCGGTTACTTTATGACCGTTCCAATCTTCCGCCCATGCTGTGCATTTCATGTTCATGCCGGTGCCTGTTAAATCATATTGTAGCTCTGTTTTATATTTTTTTGAGCTGTTAATTACTGCAATTATATATTGACTACTCCACGCCGGTCTGCCGTTTACTACGTATAAATTTTGCATTACCATCATCGGGCTAGTATTCATTCTTGTTGCCATATCAAGTGCTATTAGTACGTTTGCTGGATTGTTCTGATAATCTTTTGGAACAATTGTGCTCTCAGCCAGCGCTTTTGCCATGTATATGGCTGCTTTAAATGCTTGATAATCGCTGAAAATATCAGTATTTTTAAAATTAACATTGTTCATTGTATCCGGGAGTAAGCTCTCTTTTTGCTCTTTTGGTTTTACTTCATTTGTTTTTTGCTCTGCCATTCCTCATTCTCCTTAAAATTTTTTAGTATTTTTTCACATTCAAATGTGCTTGCTTCGCAATCTTCTTTTTCTGTACAATCGTAACAATATACGTCTCGTAACCAATCATCTATGCCGTCATATTCGAATTCGCTTTCGCCGTTTTCACTGCAATATGTTGTTATTATATTATTGCATGAATTATGCAGCTTTCTATCAAAAAATTCACCATCATATTTTCCACTCTGCCGGTGATATTTTTCACCCGGCAGAATAACTCCTCTGCACATTTCGCATTTGTGCTCTTTCTTTGCTTTAGGTGTTAAATCTGTGAAAAAATCTAACATTTTATTGCTCCTGTTTTTTTAATTCTTTTTGTATTATAATTGTTCTTTCTAAAAGTGAATCTGCTGTTATTTTAAAAATTGCCGGTGAGCTTGCTTCTATCATTCCAGCTACTGCTCTTAATACAACTATTGCTAAAGGCAAATCGCTGTAAGGTATTTCTTTTAAAACAGCTTGAATTTTTTCCGTGTATTCTTGCATATTTTCGTTCATTATTTCGTCCATTTTTTTTACGTCCCACGCTTGAATGTTTCTTTCTACCATTTTTTGTGGTATTGATTTAATCATTTTTTGCTCCTCCTATTATTTTACTTGTACGAAATCCATTATGAAATCAACCGCTTCTTCATAACTCTGTGCTTCGTCAAATACTTTGTCTATAAGCTCGTCCGCTTTTTCATGTAGTCCTGCGTTGCGTAAAGCTCTTGCTGCTATACTTGTTATATTTATTATATTTCCATTTGTGCCGCTCAGTATTGCTACAGGCTTTGTTAATGTCGCTATCATCATTTCTACACTCTCCCTTTCGTATACTTATAGTCGGGAATCTTCCCTTACTATAAGTATACTTCCAATATGGAGAAATGTAAAGCTTTATTTTATCTTTTTTGGATAAAATTATTTGCTTATTTCTAAGGTTCCGTTGCTTATAAGTGTAAGTTCTTCATATCGCTCATCTACTATAAGGCGTATGGTTTGCGCGTTTGTTTGCTTTGGTTTTGTTACGCTTTCCGCGTTATCTAGTATTATTGGCATCGTTACGTTCCAATGCTGCGCCAGCTTGTCTATAATTTCAACTCCGGCGTTTATACGGCTTGCATTGTTTGCACTTTTAAAGTTTATCAATCCGGCTTTAGTTGGAACCAACACCTCACATGTGTCTATTATTTGACCGTCAACTTGCGGTTTAAAAAGCATAAATCTTACTTGGACGAATTGCTCGTTGATTATATCTGTTAGCATGGCGGCTTTGGTTTTAGTAAATTCTTGACATAACCACATTCCTCTATCTATTTTATCAAATTCCGCGGATAGCTCTGTTTCTCTCACTTTTAATTCTTCTATTCGCTTATTTAGATTTGCAGCATTTGTTATGTCGTAAATCTTATTTCCTAATTCTTTTATTTCTTCGTCTAAGGCGTTTATTTGCCTTTTGAGCTCTTCTCTTGCCGCACTAGCATTATTGCTTTCGTTTGCTAGTTTCAAATCGATATCTTTAATTAAAAGGGTTAAATCGTTGTATTTTTTCGTGCTATTAAACGCTACTGTCTCAACTCTAGCTTTTAATTGTTTTTCTTGTTCTTCAAAGCTTGCTATTTGTTCTTTGAGTTGTTGATTCATGGTGTCGCATTCTTTTTGCTGTTCTTCTAATTCTTGTATCATTTCTTTAGAACATTCTTTTTTACCTTTTTCGTTTAATTCCTCTAGCTTTTTACTTTTGCTTAAATTGAACATTGCCATGGCTTGTTCTATTTTCTCTGCTGGGATTGTTTGACCGCATGTTGGACATATGGTGTCACCGGTATATTGTTCAGCTGCTATTTTTTGATACTCTTCGAACAGTTTTGCTCTTTGGTTATTCATAACTTCTATCTTCATTTTTAAGTTATTTGATTTGATAGTTGCTTTTGTGGCTTCTTGTTCAAGCTCTATCTTCTTTGTTATTTTCCCTGCAATTTCATTTGTAACCATTTTATTTTTGACATTCAATTCTTCCGTGTGCGCTGTTTCTGCCTGCGCAAGCTGCAATTTTAAATTTTGTTGTTGCGCCTGTAAAACCGCCGTTGCTGTGCTCTCTATATTTGCCATATCAGCCTGTATTTTGGCTTTTGCCGCATTTTTTTCAGCTATTTGAGCGTTTATAATATAAACGTTAAGCCCTTTAATATTCGGCATCGCTCGGGTTACTTCATCAATTCTTGATGGTAGGTTCTGCAGCTCTTCGTTTATTTGTTTAAGTTTTGCTTTTCCTATTTTCAAAAACTCGTCTACTGTGTAATATTGGTCGGTTGTTCCGGGCTTTTTTAAGTATTCAAGCAATGGCTTAAGTTCTTTTTTATTACTAATAACATCCGAATCTGCTATATCTCCGCACAGCTCTAAAAGTAATTCTCTGCGCTTTTGCCATTCTAAGTCCTCTGAAAAATACGTTGGTGAGGTTAACATTTTTGTTTGCTCTATGTTACAAATCGCGTCTAGTCGGTCTTTGTATGCCTTTTCACTTACCGGCACACCGTCTAAATAATGCTGTATCGGGTTTCCTTTAAAGCTCTTTTCATTGGTGCCCTTTTGTTTTACCCAATTTTCCTGCAGCTCTTTTTTAAGCACCAGCTGGCTGCCATCGTCTTGTATAAATGTTCCCTCGGCGCTATGAATTAAAAAGTGTATTTCCTCGCCGTCTTTTTGAGTTTTTGGTGTATAGCTTTTTTCTCCTGTAATTGGTTTTCCGTATAGTAAAAAAGCTATAGAATTTCCGAATGTTGTTTTTCCGGTGTCGTTATCACCGCGCAGTTCTATGCCGTCGCCGTCGCCTTCGTATAGTAATTTTTTAATTCCTTGGTAGTTTTCTAAAACTAATTTTTTTAATCTCATGGTTTTCTCCTTTGTTTTTTATAGTGATTTATTAAGTTCTCTTATACATTTTTTACATATGCACACGCTGTTTTTGAATTTAAGCTCTTCTGTTTCACTTTCATCGCATATTGCGCATTTAATGGCGTATTTTTTTATGATTATACTGTCTTTATCAACAAAAATCTCCATTTCGTCTTGTTCGTTAATTCCTAAAGTTCTCCTTAATTCTTTCGGCAACACCACTCTGCCTAAATCGTCAATTCTTCTTACTATTCCTGTTGCTTTCATTTTTTATCCTCCGTTTTTTAATTTTCTATATTTTGTCTATTGACAATAATATCGTATTATAGTAATATGCAAGTGTAAGCGGTCGCTCCGCTTGCATCTTTCGTTTAAAGCCGCTCGGTTCGCTCCGGCGGTTTTTTTATTGTGCTTCAAAGTCGTTATAAGCTGCTATTACTTTTTTGCTGTAGGAGCTTTCTGTTATTCCTTGAACCCACTTTTTTTGTGCACCAGCTTCGCCATGGTTGTATGCCATTAAAGCCAAATGCAAATCCTCATATTTCATTAAATCGCTTAACATCAAAATTCCAGCTTCTATATTTCCTCTTGTTGTCATTACGTCTACGCCTATTTTTTTTAGCCATCCATGGTTGCATTCGTTTATTTGCATTATTCCATAGTCGCTTGTTTTGCTTACGGTTTCTGTATTAAAACCACTTTCTATCTGCATTACTGCTAGTATTAAATTATAGGGCACACCGTATTCTTTGCACTTTTCATATGTATATGTTTGTAGTTCCTCTGATAAAGGAATATTTTTTATGTATGCTGGCGGCTTTACTTCTGCCGTCCGCTCTGCTTCGATATCCGGATTGAGTGTTAGTTCAATCGCCGGCATATCTTTCGTTAAAATCGATTTTGGCGTTCCATGCGGTACCGTTACGGCTTGTCCTAAAGTTTCTATATTTAATGCCGCTATGATAGCGGCAAATAACAAAACTTTTCTTGCTTTCATCTTTTGTACCTCGGTTCGTTTTTTATGCGTCACTCCGCTTGCTCTTTCGTATTATTTTTCGATTTGTATTTGTTCATCAAAGAATACATCCTCAATCGTCAGATTCAAATCATAAGTTTCGTTTAAAAAATCGGTTATTTTCTTTGCTTCTACTAAGGAAAATTTCAAGTCGCCGGCTTCTTTTTTGTAATATGTTCCTACACTCTCAACGCCTATTACTTCTGCCATTTTAGCTGCAGGAATATTAAAATCTACTCTGAATCTTTTTACACTCATTTTTTCACCCTCTTTATTATTGGTTTCGTTTATAGACAAAATCTTGTATCTATTAAAGACATTATACTCTCCATTTTGGAAATTGTCAAACTTTTTATTATTTATGTTTGTATATTGTTACATTCACATCCTGCATTACTTCTTCGATGGTGGCTTCTACTTCGTCCCAATTTCCGCCGGCTATGCCGCAGCTTAATTTGTATGGTAAAGCCACACTCATGTTGTTTTGTTTTGCAAAATCCGCCAGCTGCTTCAAGGCTTTTTTTAATTCGTGTAATCTATAATCGGCGCCCGGTTGAAATTGTCCGAATATGTTTGCTATAATTTTTCCTTTATCTTTTACAAAATACGTTGTGCCTAACATGGCTGTGGCTACTATTGCTTCGCAGCAATTTTTATAATACTTGCCTGCTTTTTCGTATTTTTCGAATATATCGCCGGCAAGTCCACCGGCGATTCCAAAACAGTTTGTTTGGTGACCGATTATATCTTCGGTCGCGTTTAATATATTACCAATTTTATATATTATCATTTAGCCCTCCTAATAAAATTACTATATTCGTCTAGTGTTACGTATTTACATTTAACTCCGTTTCTTTTTTGTGTAGTTGATTTTTTTACACCCTCTACTAGCGGCGATATGTCCCAGCCAGCCGTTTCGTATCCTGCAGCTATTACGTTATAATAGTATTCTGATGGTGCTCCAAGGTTCCCATAATTCATTATATATATCATTACTTTTTCGCCGTCTATGTCTATATATTCTTTGCGGTAAAGGTAAGGGTATCCCTCGTAAGCGTCTAAGTTTATTTCGTCTTTTGCTGATACTTCCCATATTAGAATCGGTACGTTACAGCCTTTTTTTGGCTCTACGGTCGCTACAGCTCCGCCGCTTGAGCTTCTGCCGGTTGTTCTAAATAAAAGTTCGTAATCTTTTAATTCTGTCGCTCTGACGATTCTCGCGTCCGGGCATCTTCTTTCCATTTGTGGTAAATTTAAGTTGCTTCCGTATGCGGCATATAGTTTTCTAGTATTCTTTTTCATTGTAATTCCTCCCTTATATTCTTTCGCCTGCAAATCTGCAGCCGGTATATTTCCATGTTCCGTTTATTTTTTGTAGCGTCATGTATGTTCCACGCCATTTTCCGTTTGCGTCCTCTTTATGTGAGTACGGCTCGCCTATTTGTAGCAAGTCTTTTTCTATTGTTCTTGGTGGCATTATCTCTAAGAAATATTCGTACATTTCTAAATCTACGTCGTCGCCCTCTTGCAAATAGTCGCTTAAATTCTGTTTGCTCTCTTCCCAGCCTTTATATGTTTTAGTATGCCTTTGGCTAAAAGTTTCCATCCATTCTACAAGTAAGCTTCTTGCTTCTTTATCGCCTATATTAAAAGCTTTTTCTATATAAGGGCTTGCTCCGAACATGTTTGTTGCTCCGGACTCTCTTAGTTTGTCTAAAAACTCGAATACTTTTTCTTTGTCTATTTCTTTATTCATTATATTTCCCTCCTATTGGGTGGCTTATGCCACCCCTATTGTATTATTATTTATTGTTACTGCTGCTGCAGTTGTTATCTCGTCTTTTTTCTTGTTTCTGTTTTGGTAGCTTGCGTATGTGTTTGGGTCGTGTCTCCAAGCTGCGTTTCCGGTCAAGTTTGCTAGTAGGTGGTCGCGTGTCGTTTTGAATTCGTCACCTATCATTCCTAGTGTTAGCAGCCAGCATCTAAATGCGTATTTGTCGTTGTCTGTTATCGGCTTTTGTGCTTTTGCTCTCTTCTGGTTTATTGCCTGCGCACTCATTGCTAGTGAAAGGTTTATATATGCTTTTATTTTGCCGGCGTGTAAGGTTCCGTTGTACATTCTGAATTCTATTGTTCTTTTGCTTCCGCTACGTTGCCAAATGTTATGCAAGTTTAGCATTCTATATCTTGAGTGGTTGTAATGGTCGGTTCTGTTATATTCGTTTCCCTCGTACCAAAGGTCGGCAAGTTCATCGTCTGTTACGGCTTTTTTCTCGCCTAGTTTTTTTACGAATGTTAATTCTGTTTTCTTGCAGTAGCTTATGCGGTTACGCTTTATTTTAAGGCTTTTTTCAAGCAAATCCTCTTTACTGTACATTATGTTTACTAGGTTTTTTACTGTTTGCGGTGTGTGGTATGTGCTATAGTCTACATGTACGTGTATTCCGCAAAGGTCGTTTGCTCTTGCTCCGGCTGCTTTTAAATTTCTTACTATCTGTTGCAATGTTTCTATGTCTTTGTACTGTAGCGGCGGCGTTACTAGCTCGCAGTTTGTTGGGTCGTTTCTAAGGTTGCTTAAGCTTGAGTCGCTCTCTATCTTCCACGTTCTTCCCTCGCCGTCTATTATTCCTCTTTCGTCTAAGTATCCTGTCATTCTGTGTGCGCTAGTTCCAAAAAAATCTGCTACTACTTGCGCTGCGTTTACTCTTGTTATTCCTACAAATTCTACCTCTACTCCGAATCCTTGTTTTGTTATAAGCTCTTTATTTGTCATTTTGACCGCTCCTCTCTTTTTCGCTCTTTCGTTTTGTGTAGCTCTTCCCTACATACACAGAATACTCCAATTTGGAGAACAAGTCAACTCTTTTTTATAAACTTTTTAAGATATTTTCACAGCTCCGGAGCTGGCATGGTTGCCTGTTCCATTTTTCTGTAATAAGTATTATTAATATTTTCAAAATATTCTATTGCTTCTTTTAATGTTAAATTTTTATGAATAACTTCTTCTTTTCCATTCGGTTTTTTTATAACTACTTCATATTTTAACATTATATTGCCTCCTATTTGATTTCTTTTACTAAAACTCGCATATGTAGTCTTTGTATGTTATAACCGCCTGCTAGTATTGTTTCAACTTTTGTCATTCCTTTTTCACCCTTTGCCCAGCCGTTTAGTGCTTTACCGCTATAATATATATTTCCCCAATCTGTCACGGTTCCTGTTATGTTTATTATCCTGTTATAAAAATCTATTATGAAAAGTTCGGCTTCTCTAAGGTTTATTTTGTAAAATTCTTCGTCGGTTTTGTTCAAGCTTTCCTCTTCGGTATATTTGTACATTTTCCTAAATTCTTTATAGTCAAGCTCTTTTTTCTTCTGCTGCATTACAGCTCTTCTCTTAATGTCTGTCTTTGTCCATTCTTCCGCTAATTCGTTTCTGCATTCTATAAATATAGGTGGCATTTCGTTGTTTATTATGCTTTCCATTTCTGTTTGTTTATTGTATTTCGCTTTCCAATTCTCTAGTATTGTTTCGGCTTCTTTTAATTTTTCGGTTGCTGATTTTATATCTTCTATTTTACTTTCGTATCCACAAATCGCCCAGCATGCGTCGTAATGCTCTTCAGTACCCTGTTTACAATATCTATTATTTTCGTCCCAGCCGTTTTTTCTTATTGCTGCTAATTTCTTTTCTGCCTGCTCATTATGTCTCTTTATTGTGTTTTTGCATTTTAAAACCTTTTCTTCAGCTTTTATTACTCTTTCTTTTAATTCTATACTTGTCATTTTAGGTTCGCTCCTTTTTTTATTTCTTACTACATTATTATGATATTCCATTTTGGAGAATAAGTCAACTAGATAAATAAAAATAAAGCGCCCTCTTTTGGCGCTTAAATTGGATTTGGCAGTTCTGTAATAAACTTTTCGAATCCGGTTGTAGCTTTTATTAGGTTGAGCGAATGGTACCGCTTCAAGTTAAGCAAATCCTGCAGCTCGTATGGTTGCAAATCTTCTTTTAGCTCCTCATAATTCTTTTTATCAGTGCTCTGCAGCAACATGTAGCTGGCGCCGCTGGCTTTTAGTGCTTCCCGGATGGTGTCTATTTGGCTTAAATAATGAGCTGAAAATATGAATTTTAATTGGAATTTTCCGGCTTGGACTAATATATCTTTTAATAAAAATTCAGCCGTCGGAGCTTGGAATATCTCGTCTAGTATCACATGGCATCGGTTCGGCTTTGTTGCTCTCCCACCTCTTAGCTGGCTAGCAAGCCATATCTTACTTATAAAAAAAGTTGCTAGAATATTTTTATGTGCCTGTGTCGGGAATTTATCTTCCGGAATCTTTATTAATATTACTTTTCCCCTGCTTATTTCTTCTGCAAAGTTTATATTTTCGTCCATGGTCTTATTAAACATAAGCTTCAGCTTTATATCTTCCGTCAATAGGTTTATTCTGTCCATGGCGTATTCGATTTTTGATGTTTTGGTGTCTATTATTTCGCCGCTCCTCTTGTCGTATTCGTCCATGTCCTTTAGGTTATATATATCATCCTGCAAATATTCTACAAGCTCTGCCGGGATAAGGCTTATATATTCTGCTCTTTTCCGGTAGTCGGATAAGCACTCTATTACGTTTCTTAAGCTCATATTTTTGTTTATAAACACTACATTGCCGGCGCTAGCTAAACCTCTACGCATTCTACTTGTAAGCGGCATATCCGGATTTATGGCGTTTAGGAAAGCAAGCATTAGCTGCGTCTGCATGTTTGCAATTTCTAGGAGCTCATATTTGTCTTTTGCGTTATAACTGTTAACTTCATTAAAAGCAAAGCTTTGTCTTTGGCTGGCTTCGCTTAAGTCTATAGAAATCAATTTGTTTGATGGTGTTACTCTTTCTATATCTGCGGAAAGCTCACAGTTTTTTACAAAATCAATCACAATCAAGCTTTCGCCTTTTCTTATAACATCATGTGCATAGTTAGCAAAGAATGTACTTTTACCGGCTCTTTGTGCTCCTAAAACACACAATCCGAGGTTTGCTAAGTTTGGGTCTGCGCTCATGGTGGCTCTTACTCTATTTCCTTTGTAAGTTGCAGCTCCTAAATTAATATATCCTTGTAGCAGCTCTTCCGGGATAACTGTTTCTAATGTGTTTATATGCTCTATATGATATCTTTCTAAAAGCTCTCTTCCTGCAAGTGCTATAAAATTTCCACACTCTTTAATACTCATTTTATTAACCTCCGCTCCTATATTTAAAGCTCCATGGTTAAATATTTTAAAAGCCTTTTCTTTCAAATAATTATCGTCATCTATGCTCCTAAAACTATTTGCTAATGACTTTATATTGTTTAGTGATTCTATCCGTCTATTGCTTTCACTTATCAATGCTATTTGCGTATTTAAAATTGCAGCTGACGCCTTTAATTGTGTTTTATGCGAAAGTTCTTTTTGCTTTGGTGTATTTACTTGACCGCTGGTGTTGAATAGGTTTATTAGGCTGTAAGCTTCGTTAAAAATGCTTTTCGCTACGTATGTAATGTTTACTTTGTTTCGGTCTATCGGTGCTCCGCTTTCATATTTATTTATAGTGTTCTTATATGCTGCTCTCCATAAATGTTGGCTCGTTGGTATAAAATTATAAAATATCCCGGTACGGTCGCTATCCTGCAGGACGTCAATTATATTTAAATTATTGTTTAACAGCTCGTTGTCTCTTCTATCAACTTCTAGTGATAAAGCGTCCTCTTTTGCATATACTAACTGCTTGTAAATTGCTTTGTCGCTAAACGATGGTAGTTTTTCCGCGTCTAGTACGGTTACACTTCCCCACGCTCTTCCGATTGCTTCTTTTAAAATGCTCTTTTGTTTTTCTGCTACTATGAAATAGAAATCTACTTGCTTTTTCGTTATGTATATAAAAAATGCTGTTTTGCATGGTGCTTCAAATCGTATCAGCTGCGGCACTTCAAAGCTTAATACTTCTTTGTAATTTTCAAACGTAAAACGGCTAATTAAAGGCTTATACGTTGATTGTATTGCTTGCGCTATCTTGTACGTTTCATTATTTCTTGCGCTGGTTGCTGGTATTACTTTCAAAATCTTATATTCCGGCTTTATTACTTCAAATTTCATTGTAGCCCTCCTATATTTCTAGTAGAAACATATATACTACTAACCCTAACCAAATGTATTTTTTAGTGTCAAATCCTAACACCGCCAAAACTATTGAAATCATGCAGACGTATATGCATATTAAGTATCCTGCATTTTTCATGAAATTATATACGTCGACTATAAATTCTATAAATTCTCCCAATCTTATCACCTGCCAAACATATTTTGAATTTCATCAAATGCTGTCGGTAGTAAATAAACGCCGGCGTATGCTAACAAGTATCCCATTAGATTTTTTTTAGCTGCTTGAATATCTCCGTTTATGCAAGCTTGAATTACTTCAAAAGCGCCCTTGAAAACTAATACTAGCTTTACTACTCCATCTGCCAATTTATAATATAAATTCATTCCTTTTCCCTCTGCGAAACCAGCTGACGCACCAAATGCTACAGAAATATTTAAAAAAATCATCATCAAAAGAAAAATTTTTATTGTGTACTTGCATATTTCCGTTGTGTCGCGCATATTTTGGTAGAAAAACCGTCTACCAAAAACCTTAGACCCTTTATGTGCCATGATTACACCCCCCATATTATGCTTGTTTCTACTTTTTCTGATTTCTTAACCCTCTCTAAAATCATAACGTCTCTTAAAATATCCTTAATAAATGCGCTTTTTCCACTATGTATTTCTATCCATTCAAACAATTCTGCATCTTCCGGCTTGTTTTTAAAGCTTAGTACAATTGTCTTATTCATATTGGTTCCCCCTCTATTTTGTTAGTTTTTATAATTTTATTATGAATTTTATAAAATATTCCTAAATTTAATAAAATTTAACAAAAAAAGAACCGGACATTTTGTGTCCGGTTCTTTCTAATCTCTAGGGTCAAATATTCCGTTTACGTATGCTTGATATTGCTCGTCGTTTCGCTTTTTTCTATTGGCTTCATTCTCTTCGACCACCATTTCTTTTGTGTATCCGTTATACGTTATTTTGGCGCCGTCTACTCTCATAATTGTAAAACCTTGTATTTCTCCGCGCTCGTTTACGTCGTAATGCCTTGCCAAATCGTCATTTTGTGTGGTTCTTGAAAACATTCTAATTGTACTGTTTTGCGCTAATCTTGCTGTGTTTTTCATGGTTATCCCTCCTAAAAATCTATTAATTTTATTCTTGGTGTTTCTTCTTTCTTTATAGCTCTTTTGCTTTTCATATCTTCTCTAAGCAAATCTTTTATAAATCCGCTATAATTCGATTTTTCTAAAAGGTAATTAAAAACGTCGTCGTCTTTGTGCTCTTTAAAGCTTAATATTATTTTCTTAGCCATTGCGCACACCTCTTAAAATATCATTTCTGCTACTTTTTTAAAACCTATTGCATTACTATAAATATAGTTGTCTGCTAATATTGTCTTGTATCTTCTATTGAATGCGTTTTCGAATAATTTACCGCCGCCGCCTGTTAATATAATCTGCTCCGTGCTCACAGGGTAATTCAATTCCAGCTCTCTGTTTATCTTTATAAAATTATCTCTTAAGGTTGCTTTTATAAAACTCAAATCAATATCAGCTCCGTCAACTTTCAAATATCCTTGCTGTATTATTTTTTCGGCGTGCTCATGGTCTATATTTAGCGCGTATTTATTATTTAAATATCTTGAAACGTCGCTGTATATATTTAATGTTCCTATTGCTAGCGTGCTATTATTCATAAGTTTTCCGGCTCTTATATAGCATATATCCGTCGTCCTGCCGCCTATATCTACTATTATGCAATCTTTGTTGATGTTAAGTGAATAGTACGTCGCTAAACTTTCCGGGTATATTTCACACTCTTTGATTATTAGATTTCTCGGTTCATCATTTAGCTTTAAATTTTTAAATTTAAAGCTAAGTATGCGCTCTTTCAAATCTTCTTTATGTTCTTTAAATTGTCCGATTGGAAGCCCTAAAACCACACTATTGCATATATCTTTAGTTGATAAAAGAATAGCTGTTGTTAAAAGCGGAATTATATTAGTCTTTTTAGCTTTGTTTAGCATGGTTTCTATATTGCTTTCGCCAATATAAAACACCTCACCGTTTAATTCCAGCTTTATTTTATTACCCATTATATTTTCTAGCGTTTCTACGGAGCTTTTAAAAATAACGTCCGGGCTTGCTTTTGTTGCATAATTTCCTACATCAATTCCAAGTATCAATTTTCTATCCCCTTTCATATTCTTTTACTTATTTATATGCGCTGCAGGATGAAAAGTTGACTACTTTTTATATCTTTTTATGGTAAATTGGTAAATAAAACTTTTATATATCCGGTTGCTCCCCATACTAAGAATGCCGCCGAAGCGGCTCCAAGTATATTTTCAAAGCATTTCATTTTGTCCCATTTGTATTTCCTTTTAGCTTTTTTCATTTTAAAGTATTTCATGTTTAGTCCCCCTTAATCAAAATTCATAAATCAAAGCGCTGCTGTTTATTGTTTCCGCCGGGATAACTTCCGGATATATATACGCTTTACATTTGAAAAATGCTTCGCTGTGGTCATATGAATAATCTAGCTTGCTTTTCTCTATGCTTTCGGTGTCAATTTCTATTACTATTAAGTCCTCAACTTTTTTCCCTCTGATTATTGGAAATTTTAGCGCGTTTTGTACTGAATCAGCAAAGTATATTACACCGTCGCACCCTGTTTTTAAACCGTTTTCTAGTATGCTGTCTAAATTCTTTTTTAATGTACTATGGTATAGCTTTTTTATTTCTATCATTTTTATTCCTCCTAATATGTTTTTAATAAATCGTTTATTTTTTCTATTTCTGTTTCATAAAACTCATATTTTTCATAGTTGCCTTTCTCGTATTCCTCTTTGCTCGCTTTTTTGTATTCTTGTTTTTTCTTTTGTAAATAATTATAAGTTTGATAGTCCATCTGTTTCCTCCTATTTGTTTTGTTCTGCTTCCGCGTCCCATAACATTTGGTGTAATTCTCTTATTTCGTCTACCCACTGTAAGCTGCCGTCGTTATTATTTTCCATGCTTTCTATGTCTCTTTTTAGTGATTCTATTCTATCCATGTTGCTCCTCCTTATCTCTCATAAAAATGTTGGTCTATTAAATCTTGCTGCGCCCAGCCGTATTGTACGTCGGGTCTATTTTCATAATCTTCTATAAATTCCGCTTCAGCTTCTGCTAATTCTCTTAAGCAATCACATTTGTTTTCTAGCGGTTCTCCGCAGTATTGACAAAACATTTTTTTCATGTTATAAACCTCCTTATTTGCTTTGCTGTTTCGGGCTTGTAACCGTATCAGCTGCCGCATTACCGGAGCGCCGGCTCCGTTACTCTGCGCTTGTTATTTTATTATTAAAAGTATTACAAAGCTTATGACCGCTAGGGAAAGAAAAAAATCTGTTGCTGGCATTTTTATTCACTCCATTCTGCGTTTCTATAATATTTCTCTTCTAAATCTTTTAACATTTGTAATCTGCTTTTAAGTACTAATGCTAATGTTGTTCCGTCTCTATTAGAGTTTTTTAATTTTTCTTCTTCATACGCAATTGTTGCTATTTCAATTTCTTTTTTTAATTGTTTTAAAGTCATACCTTTTCCGCTTGCATAATCTACCGTATATTTTGCCATTTTGTTCGGCTCCTTTTACTTTATTTTCGGGTCAACTCTTACCCTCAAACACATTATATTCCATTTTGGAGAATTAGTCAATAGTATTTTATAAATATATTGAAAAATCAATGATATATTTGCTTGCCGCTGCTTTTATCGTGCGTCAAAACTCATTTAAAGACGTCGCTTTTACGTTGAAATTTCAAACAAAATAAAAAAAACAGCCGATACAGTTTTTTATACTGTACCAGCTGCTTTTTATTTTATATGCTCCACTTTGCTACTTTTATAACCAAAGTGTCTAGATTTTTTGTAGTCTCACACGCTTTTATCCAAAACTCCGGTGTGTTTATTACATTCTTTTTCACTAAATAGCCTATTGCTTCCGGGTATGTGTCAATTTCTTTCTTTTCGATGGCTGCTTCTATATACTCTCTCGGGTCTACGCAGCGCATAAACACATTATAGTCTGTTTTGCATCGCTCCCAAAAATTCGGATAGCTGCAATGTCTTACTTCAAAATGTAAATGTGCTGCAGTTGAATCGCCGGTGTTTCCTGTATATCCTAAAAGCTGTCCGGCTTTTACTAGCTGTCCGGCTTTTACTGCGAAACCGTCTAAGTGTGCGTATAGAGTGCCCCATTTTCCATGGTCTACTACTATGTATAAACCGTATCCACCCGGATTGTCTTTTGCTACTTGTACAATTCCGGCTTCTACTGCAAAGACCGGCGTTCCTATAGCTGCGCGCAAATCTACGCCGTTATGCCACCACATGTCTTTATATTCTCGAAAACCAAAATCGTATGTTATGTACATTATGTTTAATGGTGGATTTTTAAAAGCGATCATTTTTGAACCTCTTCGTTTTCGGCTCTTTGGTTTAATACCGATAAAGCTTTTTGTATTATAGACGGTATTGGTATACCCATTAAGCCGGCATTCTCTGTAATGCTTAATGTTTCGTTAACTATATATGCTATTATTGCAGCGTTTCTTATTACTTGTGTTCCACTTACTTTGTCTAATTGAGCTGCAACTAATACTATTAATAGTGTTCCGCCTTTTTTGCAAAGCCCTTTCCAACCGGCAAGCGATTCTAATTTGCCGGTTTCTGTTTTCTTTGATTTGTTGAATACTCCGGCTACTACTAGCCCTGTTATGTAGTCTATTCCCATGAAAAGCACGAGCGTTTGTAGCGCCATGTCCCACCCTCCGAGTAAATTCGCTATAATGCTGCCTGCTACCCCTAGTACAGCTAATATGCTTGCTTTTATATTAGTTACATGTTGCATTACTTTTCCCCCTTAAGTTCGTTTGTTATTTTTTCATAAATTCTTCTTGATGTTGCTGCTTCTTCAGCTCTAGTAACTGTTTTGTGTGGGTCGAAAGTATTATCGCCATCGCCCTGCATTAAACCTTTTTCTGTGCAAAATTTTACGTCGTCATAAAACCAATCTGTTTCCTTTACGTCGGTAAAATCCATATTTTCCTCCTCTTCTTTTGGTGGTTGCGGTTTATTATTTCTTAATTCATCAAGCTTTTGTAATCTGTCCGTTAATGGTAACACCGGCAATCCGTAACCATAACTGTTATCTTTGTCTTTTTCGCCTAAATCAATGCTTATTGATTTTAATATTTCTACACATTCTGCTTGTGTAAAATCGCCATATCTTTGCAAAAGCAAAGCTACTTTTGATGCCAATCCCGGAGAAGCTGCGGAAGTTCCCACACCCCTTGCCATAAATGACATAAAGTCTAATTCTTCTCCTATTGCACTATAGTACATTCTTTTTATTGTGCCATTTTCCTTAATTTGAACAGAACCTACGGCTATTGCGGTGTCATCTTTGGTGTATACTCCTCTTACGCCGTTTGCTCCGTCATTTCCTGCAGAACAAAAGAATATTACACCTTTTCGCTTTTGTATATCTTTGAAATAATTCAAAGTTGCTTTTGTCCCACTTCCGGCGAATGATTTTGTTACAATTTTTATGTTGTATTTATCAATAGCTTTCTCAAAATCAATTTTTTCGCCGTCAATAGTTAAATACATTTCGATTACTTGGTCGCCTTTTGTTCTGCCGCTTATGGTGCTATTTATTACAGTTGCTTCCGGTGCGTAATCTTTAATTACTTTAGTTGTCATTTTTCCGTGGTCTGATAAGCTTTCACCATTTAAAATAACAATTCCTTTACCCTTGTAACCTAAATCGTGATAGTTTTTTATGTGATTGAATTGTATTTGCCGTTTGAAATCGGCTTCTAGTAATTCTGCATATGTTGTCACTATTATTCCTCCCCTATTTTCATTTTTTCGAATGCGTCTTTACATTCACAGATAATGGTCACCCCCTTTGGTGGTTTTATCAATAAAAATCATTCTTTTCATTGGCTGAACCTCCTTTTAGAATATAAAAAAGCCGTATAAAATACGGCTTTTTTATATTGTTTTTTAAAACTTTTTTATAACTCTTCTGCTATTATTAAATCAGCTGGTTTGAATTGTGGGTCGTCAGCTGCTTTTAATGCTAAAGTGTCTGCATGCTCTTGCGCTGTAATATATCCGTTTTGAAGTGCTAAATCTATATCGTTTATATAATAGTTGTCTGCCGCATACTGCATAACAGGCACTTCATACTCGGGTCTTGTAGCTCTAATGTTAGCTAGTGTATTTTTCCCAGCTAGATACACATTTGTTGCATAACTTCTTACTAATAAATTATTTACTGCCATTTTATATTACCTCCATATCGATTAATAATTCTATTAATTCTTGTTGTGTTATACTTGTTTCGTTTGCAATTTGTTTAGCGGTAGATAGTTGCTGTTCTACTTCTGTTCTTTTGCTTTTTTCTTGTTCAAGTTGAGCTTTTAAATTTTCAATCTGTAATATTTCTTCTGTCGCTGTATTTTGGTACTGTACAGGTACCCACTTAAATACGCCGTTTACTTTATCGTACATGGCATAGTTTTTACTTAGTGGTGTTTGTAGTTCGGGCGGTTCTGTATAATCAGTTATCAAGATATAATTTAAACCTGTAGGGTTAAAATTCATATCTTCTTCGTTGATTATCGACAGCACCCTTTCTATACTTTTACCTGTGTTTTCTATATTTATTGCTTTATTCATATTATTATCTCCTCTTGTTATGATATATTAACACAAATGTAGTTACTGTTACGACCTGCCACTAGTCTATTATTTTCATATCTTAAACTATTAATTGAAAATGTGTTACTTATAGCAACAGGCAACCATTTTACTGCATCTGTTGAAATAAAGAAAATATTAACTGCATCATTATAAACACCACTTACATAAAAAGTATTGTTAAGGAATATTATATTTGTAAAACTGTTTACAGAAGCAAATGTACTTAATGTCCAAGTTACTGCATCTGTTGAAATCAACATATTTCCGTTACTTCCAACTGCTATATATTTTCCATTTCCATATGCAACGTCTAAAAGCAGAAATGCAGTATACCCGGAGGCTCTTAATGTCCAAGTTATTCCATCCGGGGATGTGGCAATTCTACCACCTGCCACAGCTACAAATAAATTATTCAAAAATTTAATACTATAGACAATATCACTAGTTAAAAATGGGCTTGTGCATTGTGTCCATGTAGTACCATTTGTAGAACGCCATATTTGACCTGAGTAACCACCTGCTACAAGTTTACTACTTCCATATGCTATTGAATACATAGTAGTACCACCGAATAGACCAGTTGTATTTGTCCAAGTAGTTCCGTCGGGAGAAGTTGCAACTACACCCCCACCTACCATAATGAATTTGCTATATGCGTATATACTTCCATAACAGCTTCCGCTACCATAATTTCTTGCTGTTGTCCATGTATCTCCATTATTAACAGATTTAGAAATTAAACCATTTGAACAGCCTACTACCCATACACCATTATAGTAACATGGTGCGTTTGTACCATTTGCATCAACATGAAGTGTTTTAGTTGTCCACTCAAATCCTTGTGTGGGAAAGGCTGTAAGTGTTCCTACAACACCACCTATATTTACGCCGTTTTTTACGTTCCCAGCTACTAAATTATCAAATACAGCTGTTATCTTACCGCTGCCGTTATGGTAGCCTTCGCCTATAGTGTACTGTCCATTTTGGGTCGTTATTGAACCCATAGCTGCGCCCTTATTAACTATTGTTCCTGTTAACATTACACCGTCTACAGCTGCTTTATATCCTGCCATGATTTTATCCGCTGTAGCTGTACCAGCGCTAGTATCTATCACATTAGAATTTCCAGCTACTCCAAATATATTTGCGCCTGCTTTTATGTTTGTGGATACTAAATCCGGGTCACCTGCTACATATCCGGCACCACTATGATATCCATTTGAAATAGCTTGATTTGTTGTTCCGGGTGTTATTACTACCGAACCTCTATCCGGCATGGTTCCTGTAATTTTATTTCCATTTACATAAGCAGTAAATCCATCTCGTATATTAGAAGTAGCAGCAGTTGCGTCGCTTGTAAAGGTTCCTAAAATTCCACCAACGGTTACTCCGGCTTTTATTACACTTGCTATAAGCCCGGTTATAACAGCTTTTATTTTCCCGAGTCCGGTATGGTATCCCTCCGGTATAACATACTCTTGTCCCTCTTGCGTAATGTTTTGTACTGTGGCATTGTTTATGGTCATTTCTCCTGCTATTCCGGTGTCATCATCGTTGCTGAATGTCTCTCCTGCTAGTACATTTGCAGCAACTGCGGTACCCTCTGCACTAGCTTTAAGAAAAAAACAATCGCCTGCTAGGTTGTACCAAACTGTCACAGCCTTTCCAGCTTTAAGATTCGGAGCGGTTGTTGTGTTTGGCTTATAAACCGGTTTGCTATTTATAGTTGTTGCTGCTCCGCCATTATCTGCAGCAACAATGAAAGTCTTTGAATATCCGTTTGCTAATTCTATACCGGTCAATGTTATTGCTGTTCCGGTTCCTGTTGCTGTCTGAAATATTATTGAATTGTCTAATTGTTCTTGTGTTGCAAAAACAAGGCTTTCATCTATTACAGCTGTTACGTTTGAAACATTGCTTACTGCTGCCACTAAAGCAAATATAAACTCTGTGGGAGTCGTTGCGTATGCTGGTATAGTTTCCGGCGTTGGCGCATATGCATATGCGTATAGAATTTCGCCCTCTGTTGGGTCTGTAGCGAAAAGTCCTATTTCTCGCCATTGAAATGCTGATACTAAACTATTATTTGTAAATTGCCCTTTTATTGTGCATTTCGCACTCGCTATTGAATATCCGGATATTGGGATATTGGTTACGCTTGTTACAAGTGCTGCCAATGCTTCAATTTCTGCTTGTGTTCCGCCACCGGCTAGCGTGCCGGAACCCATTTGCATTTTTGTAAACGACAGTGTTGTCCCTGCTTGTGCTTTTGCTAGTAAGTTTTTCCCGAGCTGTGTTAAATAAAAATTATTAAACATGGTTTAATTCACCTGCCTTAGTTGAAAATATTTGTAATTATGAAATATTCCGCCGATATATTCTGTTCCAGCTACTATCTGCTCATATTTCACATGATAAATCAAATGTGATGGCTTTACTTTGTTTATCTCATTTATCAGTTCTGTTTCGTCTAGTGTTATTGAAGTTAGCCATATTTCAAATGTGTTTTTCGCTGTATTCTCAACAATTCTAGCCGGCACACCGGTTATGGTTTCTGCTATTGTTTTTAATCTAAACGGATTTGAAGCAATATTAGTTGATAGCGCTGCCATTAAACGTTGCCGTCTTTCTGCTATGGTTGCTCCGGGTACAGTTTTAAACATGAATTCTTGCTCCCAATATTTGAGACCCCATGTTGCCGTTTGTGGAACCATTTGTAAAGCTATATCTTCTGCTATTGCTTCAGCTTCGTCCATTTGCTTGCCTATAGTGTTAAATATGCTAAGTGCGATGGTAGCTTTGCCGTATATAGGAGAAACAAAAGACAAAATTTCTTTTGCCTTTTCGCTGGTTATTATTTGTTTAATTAGCTCTGTTTCGTATATCATACGGTAAATGTCACCTCCGCTATTGTTGTACGCGGTAAGTTTCCGCTCGGGATAACTACATTAGCTGCGGTTCCGTTTATTAATAAATTGCTATAATCACTCACACCGCTTATTCCGGATAATATAGCCGCGACTTTGGAATACTTAATATATCCGTCTGCTAGTGCTTCTTTGTAGTATTCTGTAAGCTGTGCTACAAAGTCCGCTTTTATAGTATCTATGTTTCCTACGAAAACTATTGTTGCTGTTACGGTAACAGTTATTGTTGTTGGTGCTATAACGTCTATTTGTGCGTTTATTGGTGATTTTCTTAATGCTGGCTCGTCGGATGACATTATGTAATTATATACAGCTGTGCACAGCTCTGTGCTGGCTGGATTCCCCACACTATCAGTTATTACTATCTGTATCACTCCTGTATCATCCGCCGGTCTTACAATGTTTACTCCACCAACTCCGGTTACTGAAAGCGCCCACCTAGAATAATCAGCGTCGGAACCTATAAACGAATTATCTTTGTTTTGGTCATAATCAAGTATTCTAGAGCGTAAAGCTTCGTCGCTTTCTAAATCTACTCCACCCATTGTTGCTGCAGTGTTTGTTACGGTCTTTAAACCGTTTATAGGCGTCGAAGGCATTGTTATTGTACTTGCGTTTACATTGCCGGCTATTCCTGCTATTACGGCTTGAATGCTGGCTTCTACAGCGATATCTCCGTTAAGCGTTGCTTCTGTAGTTGTTACGAATTCTATATTGGTCTCGCCGTTTACAGAAACTGTTGAAAACCTAGTCCCTATATTTATTACAGTTCCTAATATTCCGGTCATTTGTATTATGCCGGTTGCTGCCACAGCTGGCTTTCTTTGTAAACCTCTAGTTTCTGCATGGTAGTCAAGCATTTGTTCTCTTGCCCACATTGGAAACAGATTTTTTAGAAATTCAATCATAGTAAATTGTACTAACTGCGATTTCTGTATTGCTATTGGCTTGGTTAAATCGTAAGGAAATTGCCCCTCTGATTTGTCTAAATCGGGCGGTAAATCGTCGAGCATTTCTTTTAAAATGGTGTTTGTGTCCTGTCCCTCTGAAAAGGACGGATTTTCAAAATCATATATTACTGCCATTCATGCCCTCCTAACTGTATTGTACTGTTAATGTTGCTTTTCCTATATTTGCTGCTACTACCTCAAAAGAAACATAAATACTGTCATTCTTCCAATCAAAATTGAAATTAGCCACACTTATAGTCCTTTTAGCAGGGTCTGCCATTAATGTATCGGTGATTGTTCTTGCAATGCTACTTTCTTTTGCACTTTTATTCTCGTTTCCACGCATTATTTCTTCAAGCTCTGCTCCGTATTCATCGCTATACGCTAAGTATGCATATCTTTCTGTATACACAGCTTTTAAGCACCATTGTATCCACGCATTGTATTCATCTGCCGCCTGCAGCTTTCCTGTTCCGTCGGTTACAAAATCGCCCTTGTTAAAATCAAAGTATATTGATTTTTTAAACTCCGGGCTTTGCTCTGCTTCGGTCAAGTCTAATGGTGCAAATGTCGGATATAGTTTTGGCATTTTAAATTATCACCTCCGTTGCCGGTAATATTACGTCAATAATTACTGCGTCTGCTCCTACCCATGCTACAAGTACCCGGTCGCCCGGCTTTAATTTTGTTTCTGCGTCCGGGATTGTTAATGAATGAATATGCCCACCAGCTGATTCCGTTGTTCCGCTTACGCTGTGCGAGTGCAAATCGCCACCGGCTGATGTCGTACCGCTTGTCGTACTATATGAGTGAGCGTGTGTTCCAGCTGTTGCAGAATCTATTGTAATACTTGCCGATACAGCCTTAGAAATGCCCCTACAAATCAAATAGTCGGTCGCTGGTATTGGTATTCCAAAAGTATTAGTTTTAAGGCTGTAATCGTCGTTTATAGTCCCAAAATCTAAAATTAAATTGCCTTTTACGCCGCGTTGCATTTCTAGTTGCATTGCATATGCGAATTTTTCAATCCCTGTCATTCCGGCGCCCTCCTCTCTAGTATGTAGTAAGCTCTAATTCTGCTTGCATGCTTTTTTCTGAAAAGTCATGTGTTACCGCTTTTATATAAAAATCTCCTATAAGGTTTCCGGCTTCAACTCTTAATTTATCGCCTTTTCTTAATGGTGGAATATCCGGAGAATTTATTGTTATTGATTGCAGCGGCTTTCCTCTTTCTTCTAATATTGTTTCGGCTTCTTTTCTTGCTTCTTCTAGTGTCGCATTACTAGATTTTGTCACTATTTCTTGCAATATTCCGTATTCTGTTTTTCCCTCTATGGAGCTAATTACGGAGCTGCGGTCGCCGTCGCTGTCTGCTGCCACTATTATTATTTTAGTAACTAGATTATCCATTGAAATCCTGTAATCTGTGCTTATAGTGTTTTTAGTATTCAAAATATATATATCTTTGTTGGTTCCTTTGGCTCTTATGTATAGAGTATCTTCAACCATTAAAGCCACAGCCTTTTCTTTAAGCTGCTTTGCGGCTTCTGACATAAATTTATATATTTCTTCTACAATAGTTGAATTTTTAAATACCATTTTTTCATGCGGTATGCTCTTCCACTCATATTTAAAATTAACATTCCAGCGTTTTGCTATGTCTGTTATGCCTGCCTCGGTGCCGGTGCCTTTTGGGTAATAACTATCCTCTTTTGATTTTTGCATGTATATCATTTTATCGTATGCAACTATAGTCAAATCTTTTTGCGTTGCACTCGCATAGTTATAATCCCACAAAGTTCCTTTGAAAACTTTTTTAAACCCGGTTCCCCAATTAGCTTTTATATATATGTGTGTGCAAAGCTCTAGTAGCGTCGTTAAATAGCCCATAGCGCTTTTGTAATTCGCTAGCTTTATATTTGCTCGTTGAGCTATTTCGTTGTCGTTATCGCTCCATGTAAGGCTTTGAATTGATTTTGTTAGTTCTATTGTATTGCCGGTAGAAAGAACAGCGTATAATCTATATTTCAAATCTTTTACTATTATCATTGCTGCTCCTCCTATGGCATTTTTAGTGTTTGCCCGGGTATTATAATATTTGGATTTGCAATATTATTAAGGCTTGCAATTTCCATATATTTGCCGCCGCTTCCTAGCTGACTTTGCGCTATTTTCCACAAAGTGTCGCCGGTTTTTACTGTGTATATTTTTGCTTTTGGCGCAATACTTCTTTGCGTTACGCTAGTTTCCTGCGTGTTAGCTTCGTTAATGGTGTTTATTACAAGCTGCTTTGCTTGTTTAAATGTTACCGAATAAGTGTAATCTCCGTATCCACCGGAATACTCTACGCTGTATTCATCAAGCCATACATCATGATTTATTGGTGTATTTGAAATAAGCAAATGAAGAAGCTTTCCTGTGCTTCTGAAATATGATAGTTTTTCTTGTATAACTTGAGGTGGCACCCAATCAAAAACGTATGGCTCGTTTTTCCTTTTCTCTCCCGGTAATATTCCATCCCACGAGAAAATTGTTAAAAGTTCGCCGCCCGGAATATCGATGTCCCCTATGTCTAAAATAACATAAGTTCTAAATTTCGCTCCGGCTTTTACGTTTATTTTTTCCGGCATCATCGGAAATACTATAGTTTCATTCGTTTCTTTATCTGTTAAATAAATCATTTTAGTACCTCCCTTTTACCATTCTGTTGCGCCGGATTTTCTTGGTGTGTTATTGAATATTTCAGCTGCTCTTGTCGCTAATTCGTTTGCTAACATGTCGGTTACTGATGGAAGCTCTCGCCTTATTGAGCTTACTACTGATTCGCCGTCCTGCGTCTTAACTTCAAAATACATATTTCCTAATGTTATATTGTTTTCCTGCTTGCTTGTTGAACTTTTATTAGTCACAGACGCGTCGGAGTCTTTTCCACTCAATAAATCGCTTACTGATTCCACTATTGGTTTTAATACCATTGTTGCAGCTGCAGCTAAACCTAAAGCTATTAATGCTGTTCCGCCGGTACCTATTGTCGCTGCTCCTAGTCCGGCTGCTCCAGCTCCGCCTAGTCCAGCTGCTGCTCCTATGCTGCCTATTCCTGCGGCTGCTGCTGTTCCTAATTTACCTAAAAGCCCTAATTTTTTTAACACCATTACTGTTCCTGCTATGGTTGCTATGCCGCCTACTTTTTCGCCAGCTGATGTTCCATCTTCGTTAGTTATAACTTTTCCAGCATTACTGTATCCGCCTTTTATAGCTTCCCATATTGCTGCGCCAACTGTACTTGCATCGAATCCCTCTAAAAAGCCTGTCGCAAATGATTGTCCAACTGAAATTCCGCTGTTAGTAATTCCGTCTAAATCCACACCGAGAAGCGTCATTATAACGCCTTTATTAAATGTGCCTATTCCGTGTCCTATTTTTTCGCCTAGTCCAGCAGCCCAAGCTAAACCCTCGCTGCTCCACCATTCGTCAAAAGGTGTAACTATCATATCGCGCCATACTATTTTTACTTTGCCGAATAAATCTGCTTCTTGAAATTCTCTAGTTTTCATTATGCCTAGTAAACCTCTATATGCTGCGTCGAATTTATCCACAACCCACGTTGACAATCCGGTTCCAAGGTCTTTTAATTTGTCGCCTAATTTATCAAGTGTTCCTCTACCGTTAGAAAGCAATTCATTTAGTTTTCCCATGCCTTTAATAGCTCCCACTTGTAAGCCCTCACCCCATTTTTTCACTAAGGTTACTGCGAAAGTGTCTTTTATTTGGCTCATTAAGCCGGAAACAGTTCTTGTTGCTGTGCTTTCCATTAAGCCGTCAAACTCTCCCATACCAGCTATTATTGCGTCGATTGCTTTTTCTACCGGGACAAGTCCTTTTGATGTCATTTTCTGTATTTGTGGTATAGTAACACCCATTCCGTCAGCAAGATATTTCCATCCGTTTACGCCGGCTTCGGTTAATTGCAGCATTTCTTCTGCTGAAATCTTACCTTTCATTCTCATCTGTGAAAGTGCGAGTGTTATTCTTTGTATTCCCTCTTCACCTTTTCCGGTTCCTGCAGCTGCGTTTCCTATTTTCTCTAAATCCGGAAGTATTTTTTCAACAGCCCAGCCCATGGCTAACATTCTTTGTGATGTTGAAACAAGACCCTGCGTTTCAAATGGTGTCCTTATTGCAAACTCTTCAATTTCTTTCATCATTTTTTGCGCTTTTTCAATACTGCCGAGCTTTGTCTCAAATCCTACTAAGGCGCCGGATATACTATCTGCATAGTTTAGCGGCGCCATTATCGCCTTTTGCATTACCACACCGGCGACAATTCCTGTTAGAATACCTTTTAAACTTGTTGCAAATCCTAGAATACCTCTTAGCGGCGCTGTTGCATAATCTAGTATTTTAACCGGTATTTTAATAGCTTGTTTCGCTAAATATTTTACGGTAGAATACATTTTGTCAAGGCTTTTGTCTGCTAAATTAGCTTGCTTTTTAGTGTTTTTTATTGAATCATTAAACCTATCTGCTGCTTTTGTTGATTCGTTTAAATTTTTGGAAGTTTGGTCGTTATATTTCGCGGTAATATCTATTACTATTGTTTCCATGGCACACCTCCTCCCTTATTTCTTCGGCGGCTGATTGTTTATTTCGGCTTCAATCTCTATTAGCTCTGAGGCAAATAAAAAAGCAAGCTCCCCCGGCGGTCTTTTCAGAACGTCGGTCGGATACTTGCCTTTCTGCTGCCAAATTCGATGAAGCAAATAGGATTTGCCGCCTGCCTTTATTAGTTTTTTGCGTATTCCTCTCTTGATACACCGTACCCGGACAGAATATCTATTTCGTTAATTATCCACTCTTTCTCACCAGCCATAAGCACAGCGTCGATAACGTCTATTGGCGAAAGTACGTTAAGCTTATCTTTAAGCTTTGTATTATTCCACACTTTTTTTCTGTCCTCTTCAATTGTTGCTGCGTATATTTTGTATGAGCGAAGCCTTACTATGTTGGTTGTATCTTCAATCTTCGGAAGATGGCGACCGTTTGGATTTGGAATGTATTTTGTTGCTTTCTCTCTACACTCGTCGAGTTCTTCCTCTTCCAATGGTCGAATGCGAAACTCAAATAAAAGCTTGCCGTTTCTAACAACTTTTACTAGCTTAATATTTTGCTCGTCATCTTTAAATTGTGCTGCTTCAAATAGTCCTGCTAAAAGCCTATCTTCATCCATTAACACTTCTTCTTTAGTTGGTAATACATTTTCATCTGTTTCTTTCATTGCTTTTCCCCTCTTTTATTTGATTATTTTATTTTTTAAAATATGCAATCAATTCCGGTGTTGCATTTGCTCTGAAGCTCCAATTTCTTTTCAAAATTTCTCCCGGCTGGATATTTAGTAAATCAACAGTTCCGTCGGGAATGCAACTTCTTACAACTTGTCTTTGTGCCTGCCCATCTCTGCGCTTTATTTTGCCTTGAAAATCGAATGTTGGCATATAGCCGTTTTTTAAGTCGTCGTAAAATTTAGTTAAAGTAACGTCGTCTCTAACTATTGTTTCTGTTAGTGTTACTGTTACGGTATAGCCTGTATTTATTGCATATACTAAAGCTGAACCGATTGGTTGGTGGTCTGTATTATTAACATTTAACTGAATTCCGAATGCTTCTGCTTCTGCTAAAAACATTTGATTTCCGTCTGATAGTGTTACAAACACTTGACCGTCTTTTCCGGTCGTAATATTTCTTACGTCTAATGTTTCCATTGCTTACCTCCCATTATACTGCAGCATATCTAAACATAAATGCAAAATAGCCCTTGTCTAAGCTGTCTATGTCGTCTGCGTAAATTCTAAACCATGCACTGTCACCTGCTGGTGCTAAATCCGGGTCAACTATAATTGTTGCTCCTGCAGCAAGTTTGTTTTCCGGTGCTATCATTTGGTTAATTACGCCTTGTACGGCTTGAATAACCGTTGCTCTTCCGTCGTCGTCGTTATTTATTTGACCCACTAATGGTTCTGTAGCTTCGGAAGCTCTTTGCATTAGCTCAAAACGCACTTTAGTTCTTTTGATTTTTTTCCATCCCTCGTCGTTTTCGCCGGTAAGAGTTGTAAGAGTGTTTATGCCGCTGTCTATCCACACTATGCCTTTTGCTGATGTACTGAATGTCAGCATACCGTTGTCTATAGCTTGATTGTATTGCTCATTTGTCAATACTTCCGCCACTCTTACCGCTCCGGATATTGTTTTATGTGTCAAACTTTGATTTGATGGTGTAGCTGCTATTAAGCCGGCTACTCTTCCTGCTGCTAAATATCCGTTAAGTAATACGTCACTTGAGTTATAAAAACCGCCGCCGCAGTAAACTACTAAATTAGTATTGAAAGCTTTTGCGTGTGCTAGTCTAGTTTCATATGCCACCGATATTGGTTCGCCTACTACTGCCATTGACATTTTTCCGCCCTCAAACACTCTTGTTATGTAAGCTGCTAAAAGTGTATGCACTTCCGTCGAAACTGTATCAATACAAATTGTATTCCATACATGTGGCTCTAAAAGCACAAATGCGTCTGAATAATCGCCGTTTGTTATTACAGGATTTGTTCCAGCTGTAACCGGTGTTTGTGGAGTAACAACAACTAAATTTGTTCCAGCGTATGCTGCTGCTTTTGCAAATGTGAAGTATGCTGATGTAGCTGCAATTAAGCCATCAACAGAACCGTCAAAAGTTATTTTTTCAAGAAGAGTTGTTCCCTCGTATACAAGAAATTCTTTCTTTGTTCCGTCAGCTAATGAAACTCTTACCTCAAATATTAAAGTTCTGTCGCCCTCGTATTTTGCCGTCAAATTTATTGCTACAGCTGGCACCTCTGCTGTATCGTTTAATGTGCCAGTAGATTTTGTTCCGCCGGTTCCAATTCTTACTACCTTTAAAACTCTAGCTCCGCCAGCTGCAATCTCTGTCAATAGATTAATGGTTCCGGCTGCTCCGCCGGTTCCGAAGTATTTTTTTGCTGCTTCCACGCTTTCAAATGTTAGAATTTTTCCTAGCTCTCCCCAATTTGATTGTACTACGGCAGCAACTATGCCGTCTAATGCTCCGGGAGTGCTTCCGCCACCGTAATTTTCATATCGTTGGTACACACCGGCTCTTGTCTTTGCTTCTCCTACGTTAAAGAATATACCCATTTGCTATTTTACCTCCTTTTTAAGAAACTTATTTATGATTGTTCTTGCTTCTGATGGTGTTGCTTTTGTCTTGCCTGCTACTTTAAAAGCTGCAATTACACATTCTTTTTTAGTCCCAAAAGTAACAGCTACTTCTGCTAATTCCTCTACCGTGTATTTAGATTCTATCATTTCACACCTCTATATTCGTATAAATATGGTTAAGCGGCAATACTATCGGCTCTTTCTTTAACACTCCGTATTCGCCCATTAGAGTTATTTGTCCTGTTGTTAATGGATTTGCTGCGGTGTTATAAGAAAGCTGCTTTATTATCATCGGGCTATTGTCCGACATAGTTGTTTCGCCGTCTATTGCTATTGCTTCTGCGATTTGTTTTATATATTTTAATCGTGCTGCCGTTCCCGGAGCTATTACGTGCACTACAAGGTTTGTTTGTAACCAAGCCGCCGCATATGTATTACGCATAACGCTGTTTGCTCCTGTTAATCTCACATAAATTGCTGGTGCTACGTCTGAAGGTTTATATTTTTCTGTAAATGCGTCTATTCCTATAACCTTTGTTTCCGGGTATTTGCTTTTTATCCAGCTAGAAAGTGATATTGTTGGGTCGGGCGTTGTTGTCTCTTGTGATGGGAATGTTAGAATGTCAAACGTGATTGTAGCTCCGGATATTTTCGGTTCTGTCTGTCCTGCAACGTCGAATAAATCTGTTCTACTCCACACAGCATAGTAAGTACCGCTTGTATCCGTGAAAAAGTAATCTGCCATGGCGTTTTGTATGATTAAGCCTAAATCTTCCGGCGCATGTTCTGCTAAACACCAAACATTTATACTCATTGACCCTGCTGTTTTTCTTTCTGCGTCGTATCTCCAATCTACAAGATAATCTATCCTTGGATATTGCTTTTGCCCCCAGCCAGCTGATTTATCATCGGGCGCCTGTGCGTAAAATATAGCCGGTTTATTTGCGTATGTAGCAAGGAATGACGTTATGTTTATATCTTCTTGCATTGCTTGTAATATAATTTCCTCTATCATTTTTTAACCTCCATACGGCTCTCGGTATATCCTTATTACAGCCGGCATTGCTCGGTCTATAGTCCTTTGCTTGAAAGGTCTTTTTTCAATTCTCCCTAGTCCATTTTCTAAGATTTCTCCTAGTAAATAGGAGCTGCCGCCGCTCTTTGACTTAACTCTGTAATCTGATTCAGTTACTGCATGAATAACTCTGTCGTTACCGTTTCTATTTGTTACATAGTTACGTCTGCGCCATGATAGCCTAAATATACCGGTTCTATTCGCCGGCGCTTCTCCGGGTGCGGATGCCGTGTATTTTCTATATGTTATTGTTGCTGTTTTGGTTCTTTTATTATATTTTACTCTACCGGTTCCCGGTACATTATAAACGCGTCCGCTTCTTTGACCGCGTAAAATAAAGCCTATTGCATTTGTCAATTCATTTGACGCCCGGTATGCCCTGCTTTCTGTTTCGGCTCCTATTAAAGCGGTTATTCTTTGAATTGTTGCGGTGATAGTGCTAGACAAGTGCTCCGGGTTTGAATTGTTGATTAAAGGCATTTAAACACCTGTCCTTTCTTCACAGTATATAATTTGAAAAATATTTAATTCTGATGGGTCGTCTTTACCTTGCACGTAAAACTTGCGTGTTCCTAGTTTAAGTATGTTTTCAGCTTCAGCTTGGCATGTACCCCTTATAACTATTGTATGGGTTATCGGGTGCCCTGTTTGCTTCCATCTGTCTATTTCCTTTTGAGAAGCTTGCGAAATGGTACCACTAAAACTAGAGAATGCAACAGCTTTCGGCGTCTTGGTTACTCGCCCTTTTCCGTCTGTTGTTTCTTCTTGCTCGTATACATCAAAAGTCTTTATTTGCTGTCCCGGCACAAATCTAATCATTTAATCACGCCCCTTTACGCATTCGGGTTGTCGTGCATACCTAAATAAAAATAGTTGCCGCCGTTTTCGGTTGTTCCTAGTGCTGCAGGGTTTACGGTTGGTCTTATATGAGGTCTTTCTCTTTCTTTTTCCTTAAGTATAGCTTTCCAACGCTCATATCTTTGTGAAAGTGAAAGGCTCATACCGCCGGCGCTGTAGTCTACTTCAAACGCGAATTTTGCAACTATGGCTTTTAAACACAAATATTTAGCATGTTCAAAGCTTCGCCCGGCTGCTGTGGCTTTAGTTATCATGGCTGTATATTCCTCGTCGGACAGTGCACATGTAGCTTTGCCGCCCTCAACTTCTACGTCGCCTAATTCAAAACGCATTTGGTCTTTTCCGCCGTCAGCAATTTTAGTTACGTCGTAAGCGTATAGTGCCATATTTATTCACCTGCCAACATTACCGCTTTTATTATTCCGTCTTTAGTCATGGTATCGTCTACCGGTAAACCGATACTTTGTGCGTATGCCATAACGTCCGGCTTTAACATTTTTTCTAATTTATTCTTTGTCAATTTCTCGGGTTGAGCTGGTGCGCCGTCAATAGTTGTTTTATTGGTTTCTCCCGGCGCGGCGGTGTTCTCATTGAGTGTTTGCTTGTCACCGGGTGTTTCCGTGCCGCTATTGTCATTTAAAGGCGTTTGCGGCGGTGTTATGTTGTTTTGTTCTGCGTCTGCTGGCGGAGTAATGCCGTCCGTGTCTTTATCTGCTGGCGGTGTATCCGGAGTCACTTTTATAATTTCTTTTTTCGGCTCCTCTATGCTGACGATTCTATTCTGTTTTATTAACTTAACTGCCGCTTCCGGTGACACTACATCGTCGGGGATAATATCCCCAACGAAATAGTCTATACCACTAAAACGGCATGGCTTCTTTGCTATAAACATAAACTCATGCCCTCCTATTTATTTTATTTTACACACTGAGTTAAATAGCAAGCTAAATCATCGCCGGTTTTCTTCATGTCGTAAGCCATTAAGCCCTCTATGAATTCAGCGTGTGTTCCTTTTTCGCCCTCCCACTGTGACATTGCGATATATTGGCTGCCGCCTAACATGTCCCAAGCGAAAGTGTAGCCTGCAGATGGTTCGTCGATTGCTGCGCTATTTGGTGCATAGCATACTAGCATTCCTTTAGGGTCGCAAATGAAATCCATATTTGCTGCCGCGCCTAATGCTGCTTTGTTGTATGTAGAAGCTAAAACTACTACTTTTTCAACTCCGAACAACTGTGCTAATACTTGCTCATTGATTGTTGCTGGGTTTGCTGTTGAACCGGAATATTTTACTCTCTCTATAATGTCGCCATGGTTCTTTAAAGCGTTGAAAGTTTCAAAACCTAAACCGATTTTGTTTGGCTTTCTTCTGCCATTCTTTCTGATGTCAGTTATGATTCCGTCAACAACTCTTATCGGGTCGCTGTTTGCATCGTCGAATTGATAAAATTGGCTTGCTCCCGGTGTAGTTGTTACACCTGTTTGTTGATTTGTCCACACTCCAGCTTTGAAAAAGCCGTCAGCAAACAATGTATCAAGATGAAGTTTTGTCTTTTCCACAGCCGCTCTAACTTTTGCATTTCTTGGGTCTGCTGCTCCCGGAGCTTTAGTTCTTGTATAGTTCAAAGTTGACAGCTGGTCTATACCGATAATTATTTGGTCTACTTTACAGCTGTATGTATCTTCTGTTTGTCCTAACAATGCTGGTGCTACTTTTCCAAATGCAGGTTTTCTCTGCATATCATCTCTTGCTAAGTCCTCTTTACTAAACTTATAGTAATGGCTTGAAGCAAGTTGCACCGGTACTATTGGAAACAGCTTGTCAGCTACATAGTCAGCTTCCGCTTGGAAGTATGCTATCGCTAAGTTTGTTAAGTAAATGTTTGGTTTCCATTGTCCTGTCGCAATGGATTTTTGTATCATTTCTGGTGATGTAAAATTACTCATATTGTTTTTCTCCTCCTATTTTGCTAAATTTAAGCTGGCTTGTAGCCGGATTTTGTGATTTCGATTTTTATAATAGTTCCATCTGCTCCGGCTTGTAATGCATAGCCTAGAACGTAATTTGTTGCAATCGCTTTTACTACTTTTCCTGCTGCTGTAACTGTAAGTTCATCGCCTACAGCTACTACACCGCCTGCTTTTGCAAGACCGATATCTTTTCTTTGCACAGTTACGTCGTCGCCTATTGCTACGTCACCTGTACCCGGTATAATCACACCATAAGCTAATTCACCTGCCACTGAACATGGTACGATTTTTCCTGCTGAAAATTTTACTGCTAAAAAGTCTGCGCCTGTTATTGCTGCGCCTGCTACTCCTGCTATTACAGGAGATTCGTTTATACTTGTTCCTAAATACATTTCATTTCCTCCTTATTTTCCTATGATTTTATTAAAATTCTGACAAGTTAGGGTTTGTTTCGTATGCTTTTACGATTGCTTCCGCTCTTGTCAAAGTTGGAGCTGACTTCATTATTTCTGATACTGTAGCATCTAAATCTTTTCTGTCTGCGCCGGTTCTTCCTGTTCCGAGTTCTTTAAAAATTCCGCTTGTGTTAGTCATTGCGACCATTTCGTCGTATAAAGCTATAGCGTCGTCATAAGCTGTTCCGCCGGCTTTCTTTAATTCATAAAGCTTTTTCCCTAATTCTTTTGGGTCTTTGCCTAAGATTTCATATTTCTTTGCAATTGTTTCAAGGTTTGCAATTTCCATACTCTTCTTAATCTCGTCAAGCTCTTTTCTTGCTTCAGCTGCGTCGTCTAGTGCTTTTTTAACTTCCGGATTTAATGTTTCTTCTTTTTTTTCTTCCTCTTTTTCAGTTCCATATTTCTTTTTGATTGCTTCGATTGTTGCTTTATCCTCTGCGGACAATTTGTTCATGTCTAACTCTGCCATAATATCTACTCCTTTTTTAATTTGATTTTTTTTCTTTGCTGGTGGTGTTTCTTCGTCGTCCTCATACTCATCTTCTAGATTTTCTTCGTCGATTTCGTCGTCCTCAAGCTCATCTTCTTCAACAGCTTTTGCAATGCTCCATGTTCCAATTTCATTCCCTACTGTTTCCGTAAATTCTTCAAGACTTTTTTCCATTAGTTCTGCTTTTGCTTCTGCGTCAATGGTTGTGTCGCCTATTATTGACATTATGCTTTTTTGGAAAGCTTCTGTGTATGTGTCAACTCTGTTATTTACATTAACAGTTTCTTTTTCTTTAGTTTGTTTTAATACTTTTGCTATTGCTTTGCCTATTTTAGCAAACAGCTTTTCGTCGTCCATGTCCTCTTCACCTCCTTTCAAATGGTCTGCACTTTTAAACAGCTTAATATCAGAGTCCGGGTTTGCTCCTTGCTTGCACAAATCCACGGATGTGAATTGCATGTTTTTTAAAAGGCTTTTCTTTTTCAAAACTTACACCTCCCTTAAATTTAAAAAAGCGCTTATGCGCCTTTAATCAAAACTTTTTTATTCGCCTATAGGCTTCATTTTGCTACACATCAATACAATTTCGCCCGAACCTTGGTGTCCCTGCTCATAAGTCCTTTGATGTATTTCGTTTATTGCATTTCTTATTGTTTCTTCGTCCTTACATGGGCTTTCAACCACATTAATATTTTGGTGCTTTTGGCAATTCCAACACGGATTATTAAAACTGTAACTCATTATTTTTACCACCTTTCTTATTTTTTATTCGTTTTGTTTTTTTATAACTTAAAAAGAACCTCCCTGCGTGGGTGGCTCTTTTATTGTTCAAGTATTTTTATTGCTTCTTTGTACTTGGCTAGCCTTTTCAAATCATATTCTGTCGGGTTTGGTATCCTGTTTATGTCACTGTTATGTTTCAAGTCTGCAAGCTTAACTTTAGTTGCTAGCGTGTTTTGCTTTATGTTTTCGATGTAGTCTTTGTAATCTGTCTTTTTGTCGCGCGTAAGCTGCTTTAAGGCGTCTACGGCGATATTTGGTATACCTATTTTTATTAAATCTTCGAATGTTATGTTGCTGTCCTCTACTACGTCATGCAAAAGAGCTACTACGGTTTCTATTTCTGTTGTCATTTCTTCTGCTACTCTGAAAACGTGTAGAACATACGGCATGCCGCCTTTGTCTTTTTGCCCGGCGTGCGCTCTTCTTGCTATGTTGAAAGCTTTCGTTGTAAGTGGTGTTTTTATCATTGTTTTTCCCAGCCGTCTATAAGTTTATTTGCTCGCTCTTCTGTTATTTCGTCATAGTCCGTTGTATTTGTTGCCGCTTCGAAGAAATCATTGTCTTTGTTCCAATTTCCGGTTTTCTGTCCGTATGCGTATGCACCGAAGTCGGCGCCGCTCTCAACAATTTTTATTAAACCGGCGTATCCTTTATTTGTCAAGTCAACTTTTCCATAATATTTTATTTTACTCATTTATATCACCTCTCCTTTACACTATAATCATACTTCTAGTTACCGACAAAAGCAAGATATATTTTCGCCATTTTGGAAAATGTTTATATTGTGTCGTCAGCAAATGTTGTAAATGATTTTAAATTACCTATTCCGGCAGGCGTCGGTATGGCTTTAGCTGCAATATTCATTTCTTTTTTTAATTCCAAGTACCTTTTTTCTGTTGTTCCCGGTTTTCTTTGCTCTTCATAAAGTTTATGATTGCTCATTTTTACATCAAAGCTGGCTTTAGTATGGAATTGCAGCTCAAATTTTCTGCCATTTGGCGATATAAGCACAGTGTTAATTCCTCGATAATCTGCATTTACGTCTACTAAACTGTTTTTTACTCTAGCCACAGTATAGCCTTTTTGTTCAAAAGACTTTAAAACATAATTCGTATTTGATAGCAAATTATCTTCGGTATCAATATATGTATATCTGTTCAAATCATTCATTGTAGATAGTGCTTTTTGTGGCGATATTTCATGTTTTAAACACTCCTTTTCTAGCTTTTCTTTCAAGGAGTCCTCTTCTTTCAGCTTGAATTCTAGTCCCTCTAATCTTCCGCTTCCGGTACCCTCTACAACACTTTCTAATAAAGTTGTTATTTCCGGCTCGTCAGCTGTGGCTTTGTCTATAGCTTCCGGAGCTAGTTTCATTATTTGTTTGTAGTCCGGTGTAAACTTACCACCATTCTTTGCTCCGCCGGTGCCTTTACTTGAAAATCGCCCTTTTCCGTCATGGAAAGGATTGTATTTTACTATATTGCTAAAAGTTACGGCGGAAGTCTTTTTTTTTTCGATTAATTCGCCGAATGTCGTTGCCTTATTTATTTTGTTAGAAAGCGCCCAATCTGCTATTTCTTTGAATTTCTTTGGCAGCTGCTCTATCTTATCAACTTTCATTGTGGCTTTTATAAACGCGTCTTTGACTTCCTCGCCGTATTTTTCTTCTATGTGCGTTATCTTTTCGCCTAATTCCTCAATAACTTGTAGTTCTAACATTTTAGTAAACCTCCTTTTGCACTATTAGTTTACCTCTATTTAGCGCCACAGCGTAATCTCCAGCTGCTCTTCCACCGCTAGACATACCGTTATCTATTAAAAATCCGTCATAACCTCTTAATGCTGCATATCTTCCGATATCCTTTGCAATTTGATTAAGTCCATTTGCTGTTGGTCTGTCTATCTTGCCAGCCTTATTAGCTGCTTTTACTTTGTTTTTAAAATCAAATGCTTCTTGGGTCAATGCTGAATGCTTCCCAATCTTAGCGTCTGCAGCAAATGCTATCCTTAGTATTGAATTTTGAGCACCACTCGCGTATGACCTCGCAACTTGAAAGCCTTTATTTGTTGTAACTCCTTTTGCTCTTCCTGTCGTTCCGGCATTTGCAATATACGAACCGTTACCATAAACGCCTAATCCAGCATAATGTTTTGCGTCGGATATAAATTCCTGCGCTTTAACGCTGCCCGGCTTATTTTTACTGTAGCTGGTTGAATGTCCTCTAAAAAACGCTTGAGCTGAAGGATTCGCTTTTAAATAAGCTATCATTTCTGCTTGCGTCTTTAATTCGGGTTTAGCATTATAACCTCTTTTTTCGTATATATCCATTAAAGCTTGGTCGCCGCCCGATTTGGTGTTATGCCAGCCGTTTGTATTCATATTATTACTGCCGTCCGGAGCATTTCCGTATTTTGCTATGTTGCTTTTTCCTATTTCGGCTGCGTCCGGCATGTATTTGTCGATATTATTTACAAATTCATCGTCGCTCATACTTCGCCAATCTATTTTTTCGCCGGCATTTTCGGGTGTGCTATATTTTGGCTTTTGAGCGTCTTTGATTTTCTTGTCTGCCGCTGCATTTTCTTCGTCTATTACCTTGTTTCTTTCTGCTAGCAGCTCGGCTCTTGTTTTACGACCCATGTTTGCATGTGCGCCACCGATTTCGTCGTCGCCATCGGCTTGTCTGCGCTTATTTTCATTTGCAATACTTCTTTTAGCTTGATTGTCGTCTTTACCCGGCGAAAAACTAACATAACCGTTACGGTTTGAAAACTTCCCAGCTCTATCATGGTACGGATTGTATTTCTCTATTATTTCACTAAATGTTTTTGCTATTCTGTTGTCAGACTTTTTCATTTCTTCGTCTACCGGTATGCGCTGTCCGGTTCCCTCTACGCTGAACATTTGATAGTCGCCTTTTTTAATCTTTTCCCATGCGCTATTGTCATTTATTTTAAATCCGACCCACCAGCCCTGCGGCAAAGTGTTTTCTTCAAGTCCCATGGCAAGTTGTTTTTCTTTAGTAAAGACCACACTCTCAACTAATTTTCCTTTAAGTCTTTTGTCCGGGTCGTGTCGTTCTCCTGTGTCTCTGAATTTTAACACATATTCATATGCAGCTTGCTCTAAATCTTCCGGCTCCACCATGTCGTCTTGATAGTCTGCTATTTGTGTTCCGTCTTTTCTTATAGCCACATTAGCCCATCCGAACACAAGCTGCTGCTCTTCATTGGTCTTTGCTATTTTAAAGTTGTTGTCGTTCTTCATGTTACCTCCTCCCACTAAAAAAAGAACCTTGCGGCTCTTTTAGTTTTTATTTATAATATCCGGTTGCTAAAAAATAGTTTTTTCTTTCTATAATTTTCATTTCCTGCTCGTATTCCTCTTTGGAAATTTCGTCTATGTCGTAATTTCCATCCAACTTTTTTATTACCTCTTCTTTTTCATCTTCTGTTACGTAATAAAAGTTAGCTCCTACAGGGTTATCAGCGTATTCCATGATTCTGTAATATTTCATATTCGCTCGCTCCTCTCTCTTTCGTTTATATATCTATTGAAATCCTAGTTGCTATCGTTACTGTGTTTCCTGCTTTGAAAACTTGTATCCAATTTGTGAAATACTCGCCTGTGCAATCGTAAGGGCTGCTAGCTCTTCTTTCGTTGATTTCCTCGTATCTTTCATCGATTATTTTATTTAAGTTTTCTTCTGTGTCGTCAAATCGTTCTATTCGCAAGTATCCGTCGTCGTCGTTTATAATGTTTATTCTCTGCTCCTGCGCTGTCGGCATGCTGTTTCTAAGCCTTATATCGTGCTTTATTAGCTTTATGTATTTATTTATAATTTCTTTTGTTTCTGCTGGTGCGTCCGGAAAATCTTTTAAAAATTTTTCGTCGTATTTTAACGCTCTGTATAAAGCTTTTAAACTGTCCATATTTGTTCCCCTTTAAAAAGCTCTGCTAGCTTTATTACAGTTTCAAATTCGTCTGATTCAAAACTCATGCTGTCACCTAGTCTTATACAGGCTAATTCGTATCCTGCACCGCCTTTTGGTGGGTGGTTATCATATATGTCTTGTATCCACCTGTATTTTGCTATTTCTACTGTTCCATCGTCATGTCTTGAAAGTGTTATTGCTGTATGCTCTATATTTCCACATTCTAGCGTTACGCACTTTCCGTCTAGTTTAGTTATACCCGGTGTATGTTTTATAATCATGTCGTAAAATTGTTTGCTTAAATTCTTCATATTCGCTCGCTCCTTTGCTCTCTCGTTTTATTTGTATTTCTTACTACAAGAACAGCATACTCCAAAACGGAGAATAAGTCAAGCGATTTTAAAATGTTTTACTGTATTTTCTTTGAAATATCTGTACGGCGGTCTTTCCTGCATCGCTTCTAAAAATTCGTGATAGCGTAAATTTTTTAGAACCGGTTCAATTACCCATATTTCGTCTACGTCTAAGCCTGCGTATCGTGATAAAGGAACGTCGTAACTTAATGGTATCAAAGTATATATTGCGTTTTCTGATGTTCCTTTTAGTCGGCTCATTTCGACTTTTACTTTTCCTTTGCTATTTCTCATAAAGAAATAACATATTATTTCCGAATTGTCTGCTATTACTATAATATTTTTCTTGCTCTGTTTCATTGTTTCCCCCTTTTAAAAACTTGGTGCTTCCGCTTCTCTATATATAACTACATCTCTACAATGCGGATGAAAAGGCGGCGCTTCTACTTCTTTTCCGGTAGGTAATATAAACATATCGTCTATCGGTATGTATTGCAAGTTCATAGCTCTGCAAATCCAGCACACTCTATCGTCGCCAGCTGTTAAGGAGGCTTTTTCAGTTCTTCCCATTTTGCGCTCGCTTATAGCTTGTTTCACAGCTCCCAGCTCTCCATGGTTATATGCAAATGCTAGCTCTGTTCTTGCAATCATATTAGCTCTGTAACGGTTTTGTCTAGCTGCGTATTTTAAAGCAGCTTCCTGTGCTTGTTTAAGTGCGCTCTCTCGTGTGATTCTCGGGTGCGCTTCTATTAAACCGTTTCTTACTGCATTTAAATACCTATAATTAGCCATTGCCTGCTGCTGGTATAAACCGACCATTGGTCTTATTATTTGTGCCAGCTGGTCTACGGAGTAAACTTCTACATTTGCTGCGTATTGAATCACACCATTTATCGCGTCTCTTTGGTTGTCTGTTAAATCTCTTATTAGCTCTGCCGAGCGTGTTGCTGTCCAGCGTCTTGTATTTTCTCCGTGTGGGTCATACAAATATTCGGGATATTTATCCTCAAGCTGTTTAGCTGCTTCGTTAATAGCTTGTAACCACATCGGTTTTATATTTACATTAACCATTCGCGTGTAATCTTGGCGCCACTCTTCTATGGTTGCTTCACTAAGTCCACCGTTTAATATTGCTTGTCTTAGTTCCCTATAAGTTATGGCGTCTTGCTGGTTATTCCAAGTATGATAAAGAAAAGTTGCTAATCTTGGCTCCTGCCTGTTTAAAAATATTCGAAGTCTACGCATAGCGGCATTGTAGTTCGGCGGCGTCTTTTTAATTTCGTCTTGAAATAAAATCATGTTTTTCTACCTCCGCCCTAACTTTTCTTTTGCCACCTTTGCCTTTTTTTCGTCGTCCTCTTCTTGTTGTTGTATGTTTGCTTTACCATTTGGCTTTCGTGCGTCCTTAGTGCCTTTTAAGTCGTCAGCGTTTATTTCCGGGTCGTTAGGTAACTCCGCGCCCTCTACTTTGTCCGGCAAGTCTCCTAATCGTCTAACAAACTGTTCTAAGTTCTCATCCGGTTGTAATATTCCTAGTCCGGTCATTTTTTCGATATATGCTGCCATTTCTGTTATGTTTGTTTTTTCAACGTCGCCGTGTACCATTTTCGGGTAATCTGTTATTCCTTTGAATGCCGCTTCGTTTAAATCTATCAGCTGCGGAATAGCTTGATTATTAAAAGCTTCGCAAATTATATCTAAATAGGTTCCAAGAGCTACGCTGAAAAGGTGCGTTTTATCGTTAGAAAGTGCAAAACTGCCGGTTGTTTGGTGCCCTAGTAATATAAAATCTGCTAATACTGTCATTGCCATTCTCTTGTCGTATCTGTCTATTACTGAACCAACCTCAAATTGCCTTTTACTGCCGCTTGACAAAAGTGAAAATTCCCAGCCGGGCGGTATAACTATTCCCTCTTTTGCGTCTCGTCTTACATTTTGCACTAATGTTTCTGCTGCGCGCAATGTTTCTACCATTTCCGGGTCGTCCGGGTTCCAAATATCCACACCGTCCGGCGCTTTTAGCAATGGAAGTCCAGCTAAGTCTCTTTCAATTCCCACACCCTCTATTTCTTGCAGCCTGCGCTTAAAATAATATGAGCGGTATGCGTTTCTTAATATTGAGCGACCCTCCGGGTTCATTTTTGTACTCTCTGTTACAAAATGCAAACACTTGTTTATCGGGATTGTTCTTACTGCATAATCGGGCGGCGCCATTTGTGAAAATCCCATAAGATTTTCTTCTTCGTCGTATTCCCATTTATATAGCGTGTCTTGTGCTCTTGTCGGTAAGTACTTCCATGCAATTAAACCGTCGTTAAATTTACTTTTTAAAGTCTTATTCTTTTGATTTCCCATACGGCGTTTATAAACTATTTCATTTACGCTCCATCCATATGGCAGGAATGTTAGTATTTCCGACAAAGTGTCTTGCCATGTTTGGGTCATGTCGTCCATACATTCTTTTACAAATTCGGCTGCTTTTTTATCCTTTTCAGTATCTCCTTGCGGCTCTACGTCAAAAGTCGCCTGTCTAATCATCATTTTTATAGCAAATAATATAGCACCGATTATATCGTCATTAGCTGCCATTTCTTTAAATGCTTCAATTCCTTTTACTCCTCTTAGCTCGGGGAGAAATTCTTCATAGAAAACGCCGGCAAATTGTTTTCTACCTATACGCCCATATTCTTCAGTATTCTTATAGTTTCTTATTATCTCCAATTCGGGTGTATTGTATCCGTTTGACATTTATAAACCTCCTCTCTTAACTTCTTAACCATGGTGAAGTTCTGTTCGCTTCTGCTACTCCTGCAGTAAATCTGCTTGGCTCCGGTTTGCTTTCTAGCTCATTAAATGCTGTTCCGCTTGCGTCCACCATATCTTTAAATTTACTCTGTGGAAAGCTTTCAAGCTGTGCAAAGTATTCCTCATTCCATGGTGCAATTAAAACGTCTATATTTCCTGTTTCGGCTCCTTTAATTCCTAGCCATTGAGCTGATAAAGGTTCCGCTCTTGTTTCTTTGCTTCCCGATTCTCTTTCAATCGCTATACTGAAACCTTTTAAATATTTCAAATATTGCTCTGCTTGGTCTTTTCCGGCTTGACCCGGGTCTTGATTAAGTCTTATTCTTACGTTTTTATATTTTATCTTGTCAACTATAGCTGTATTTTTAATCGTTGCTCTTACGTCAGCTGCGTTAAGTCTTTTGTTAACCACATCAGCTATTATCCAACGTCCACACTTTCTTTTACCCATTAACACACCAGCTGTATATGCTGCGCCGTCCTCCGGATTCTGTCCTTTTTTATCTTCTGTCGCTGCCATGTCCCAAGCTCTGACCCAGCGTATAACGTCGTTTGGTATTTCCTCAACTAAATTTACTGTGCTGCGCTTAAAATACAGCCCTGCTGCCGGTCTGATTTTCCAATTGCCCTCTAATAGTCTTTCTCTTTCTACTGTCGCTAGCGCCTTTAAATTAGCCATATAGCCCGGGTCGTTCTTCATTAGTATCTTATTATCAGTAAGTTTTGACGGAATGAATGTAACCGATTTTGGCTCTTGCTTTTGCTCGTCTGTTACAAGGTTAAACTTTCCCCATAACTCTTCTTTAGTGTCAGCCCAATATAATACGTCGTTTACTCTTAAGAACCAGCGTATTTTCCCGGCTCTTTCCGGAATCGGGTAACCGGTCTTTTGGTCTATCCACCATTCGATGAACTCTGCGACCCAGCTGTCTGCGTCCGGGTTCGTTGTTGCTCTTATGTAACCTCTAACGCCGGAATCTGAACGATTCCTAGAAAGCATATAAAAAAATTGCGATTTCGTAAAGTGTGTTAATTCGTCAAACATTATTAATGGTATCTGTGTTCCTTGCCATTTCATAACGTCTGTTTCGTATTCCATATGTGCAAATGTGATTTTCATTCCGCTTGGAAATCTCCACATCGGTGCTGGTGTTTTAACCGGCTTTCCGCTTACATATGGATATATCTTCATTGAGGTATCCCAAAGACCGCCCTCTGCTGTTATTTGGTTGCTGTTTTTTCTAAAACAAACAGCTCCAAAGTTTTTATTATAAACGTGTCTTAATGGCTCCAAAAGCAAACCGTAACTTTTACCGCCGCCGGCTGCTCCGCCATATATACAAATGTCAGCTGTTGTTGTTAAGAACAGCTCTTGAGTTCCCGGCTGTGGTTTTATTATTACTGTTTCTACTCCTGCAGGCATTTAATCACCTCTTCTTTATGGTCGGAAATGCCGGAATTGAACCGGCTCTTGCTGCTTCGTGTCAGCTGTACTGCCGTTATACTATATTCCTATAATAAAGGCTTCCGTTATAGCCGGAAAGCCTTTGGCAAAGACCCGAATTGTTACGCTTCAATGAGTGGCTTATCGGGGACTATTCTAAATTTTAAAAAGCTCCATTTGTATTTTGGAGCTTTTTACATTGTTTACCGGCTCTAGTTAACGTCCGGTGGAGTGCTTTACTTTTTGTTTAGGCGGAAGCCCTTGAAACCGCCGCTCTTGGCGCTCTTAGCACCTGCGAGCTTCATATAAAACGATCATTTTTGTTTTGAACCTCTAACCGCCTGCTCGGTTCTGATTTGCTTTAAACAAACAGCTTTCTTGCACACGCAGGGGGACGCGTATACAAAACGGCACTTTTTATTTATTCCGGCTGCTCTGCCGGTTTATCTTCTTTCCAGCTTTCCGCTTCTTTTACAGCTGCTTGAAGTAGCTTTTTTAATTCTTCTACGTTGTCTTTCATTCGGTTATTTCTCCTAACCCTACAATCTCCCAATCTTCACTTAAAATATCGGTCTGCGAAGCCAGCCATGGCACAAGTCCGTTGTCTGCCGTTTTCATTGCTATATACGGCAGCAGCGTTCCGTCTATGTCTATTAATTCTGCTACATGATATTGATTGTTGTTGTATGGCTCGATATATCTTAGCCACATATTTTTACCGTTCCAGCCTTTTCTTGCTACTTTATGCCCTTTTTTAAGTGCTTCTATCGCAAGTCCAAACGTCATTTTGTCTGTTTGTCTGTACGCCTTTTCGAATGCTGCTTTAGGCGACCAACTCTCATAACCGTCCTCGTATTTTACTTTATATCCGGGA